CCCCCCGCTGCTCGCCAGCCCGACCCGCTCGACCCCGCGGTCAGGTGCACGTGCGCGGCCACCCGGCCGCGCGGGCAGCACGAGCAGCCGTTCGGCCCCGGGCAGCCTGTAGCTGCCCGTCGGCGCTGAACGGCTGACGGGGTCTCGGGTCGGGGGTCAAATCAGCGGCGCCACCCCCGCCGGCACGACCGGTGCCACGGGCGCGCGGCGACGTGCACGACGTCGTCGAGGCGGTCGAGGACGAACCCGCAGCCGGGGCAGGTCTGCCCGGTGTGGTCGTCGGTGAGGTAGCGGGCCGGCTCGGCGCCGGCGCGTCCGGGCACGACCGGGCGCACGTACAGCTGCGCGCAGTCGGCGTGGCAGGGGCGGCCGCGGTCGTGCACGTGCACCTCGCCGGGCTCGATCGGCGCGGTGCAGCGGCAGCACGTCAACCGTGCGTGACTCACCCGCTGCGCTCTGTTGCCGCGGATCTGTTGGGGCACTAGGGATCTTTCCGGCCCGGGCGTGTCGCATCGCCTGCGGGCGCGCGTGTCGTACGCTCGTCGCAGGTTGTGCCGCTCGGGTCTTGTCAGGGTCTCGCGGGCGGTGCGAGCCGAGGGGGTTGGCGCCCCCGCCAGCTACGCCGGTCGAGGTGGATCACACCACACCGGCCCCGCGGGCCCGTAGGTGACACGCCGGTGAGGTGTGACCTACGGGCCCGCGGCACGTTCCCCGCGTGTCCTCCCGCAGAGCGTGACCCCGGCGCTACGGTGCGCCTATGCCGAAAGCGACTAGCGCCACCCACGCAACGCGCCCGGTCCGACCCGCCCCCACGAAGGCGCAGCGCATCGCCGCGACCTCAGACGTGCTGTGGCGGACCATCTTCGGCACCGCCGAGCCGACGACCGCCCTCGGCCGGGTGATCGTCTGCGACGCGGCCGCCGCCCGTCTCGCCGAGCTCGGGCTGCTCGACCTCGACCCCCGGGAGACACCGTGACCACTGCCGCCCCCACAGCTCGCCGGCGTCGCTCGAGCTCGACGAAGCGCTCGAGCGCGCCGGCGACCCCCGCCGTCCCGACGGTGCTCGGGCACTCGATCGAGGCGCAGGTCGTGCGGATCTCGCAGGTGCCGGCCGGCCCGCTGCGCGAGACCGCGGCCCGGGCCCTCAGCGACGGGCTGCTCGTGTGGCTCGTGCGCCACGGCGGCCGCCTCGGGGTGCTCGTGACGAACCCGGGCGCGGCCGTGGCAGCCTCGGCGTCGTGAGCGACGAGCAGAGCCCTCTCGGGCACGTCCGGCTGCGGTGGCACGACAGCGACCGCGAGCTCGACCTGCGGGTGCACGACGAAGGCGTCGACGACGACGGCTGCCAGCTGTACGCGGTGCGGGTCTCCCGCGACGTCGCGCGCTCGATCTTCGCGGGCGCCGCGGCCGTCACCGTCGACGTCCTGCCCGGCCGCACAGCGCTGCAGGTGCAGGTCGTCGACGAGACCGACGGGGTGCTGACGTGAGCGGCGCTGACGACAGCGACGGGCCCCCTCGACACGAGAGATCGAGGGGGCCCGTTGTGCTGTGCTTGTGACGCGACAGCCGGCGGCAGGCTACGCGCCGTAGATCGTAGGTGCCCCATCGGGCCCGCCCGGCGTCGACAGCGTCTCGGCGTCGGTCAGCGACGGCGACCCGTGCTCACCGATCTGCGCCGAGGCGACGCTCGTGACGATCGAGAACACGAACCCGGCGGCCGCGGTGAGCAGCAGCGCGGTCACGGCGTGCCCGTCGGTCAGGGTCGCGCCGGTGATCGCGCCGGCGCCGGCACCCTGCGCCGCAGTCTTCGTGGCACGCTCGAGCGCAGCGCGCCAGAACGCGCGGGACAGGTAGACGCTCACGAGCCCTCCCGGGGGTGTCTGCGGGCCTTCCGTGGCCTCGGCGGTGCATCCGTGCTCGCGGTGATCCTCGACCGCCACGGGCCCCGCCTTGACGGGTAGCGGACGATCAGGCGGCGCCGGCCCGCCACGGCGTCAGCGGGTGATCGGCGCGAGGTGCAACGCCGTCCACGTCGCCGGCCCCCCGTAGCCGTCCGGGCGGCCGATCTCGAACCCGCGCGAGAGCGCGTCGCGCTGGAAGCGGGTCAGCACGTCGGCGGTCTGCTGCCCGTAGCGGCGGTCGACGGTGATCGTCCACCCGCGGTCCCGTAGGCGCTGCTGGAAGGCGCCGACGGTGGCCTCGGGTCCACCCGGCCCGCACAGCGGCAGGTCGGGCCCGGGCGCCTTCGGGTACGTCGGCACGGCCCGCGCGACGTCGCGGGTCTGGTTGCCGACGAGCCCGTCGTCGGCGGTGCCGGGCCCCGAGGCGCGCTGCAGGTCGAGGGTGCAGCCCTCGACGGCCGGGCCGAACACGCCGTCGTGCGGGCCGCAGCCGTAGCCGATGCGCCACAGCTCGCCCTGCCAGCCGACGACCTCGGCGCCCTTCGCGCCCGGGCGCAGCAGCCCGTCACCGTTCGCGCCGCCGACGACGGCGACCTCGGCGGCCGGGTTCGTCTTTACCACCGGTGCCGGCGCACCGCCAACGGCCACGGCCTGCGCCTGCGTGCGGATCCGCGCGGCGACCCGCGCAACCGCAACGGGCGCCCCGACGAGCTCGACGTGCATGTCGTCGGCACGGCTCACGTACGTGAACCCGAAGCGCACGACGTTGTCGACCTCGGCGCCGATCCGCAGCAGCTCGGCACGCTGCACCGGCGTCCACGTGTTCCGCTTCGCCAGCGGGTGCCGCGGCGCGTTCCAATCGAACGCCGTACCCGAGGCGTGGTTCGACAGGCTCGAGGCGCCGCGCACGGCGCGCCAGTTCCACCCCCAGCACCAGCCGGGCACGCCGGCCTCGACGCGCAGGTGCATCTGCGTCGCCACCCACAGCAGCACCGTCGCGGCGTCGCCGCTCTTGAGCCCCCCCGGGAAGGTGATCTCGCCGACGCGCGCGTCGACGATCTGCGCGGCCGCCTTGCTCGGTCCGGCGGCCCACCCGTTCTGACTGCTGACCATCGTCTGCCCCCTCGGTTGGTTGGTTGGTCGGTTGCGCGGTTAGTCGGTCGGTTGGTCGGTTGGTTGGTCGATCGGATCACTCGGCGGCGGATCCGGCGTCACGGTGACCGTGACGGTCTCGGCCGGCGGGGCGGGCGCGGTCTCGGTGACCGTGACGACCTGCCCCGGCGCGGTCTCGGTCGTCGTGACCGTGACCACCGGTGCCGGCGGCAGCGTCTCGGTCACCGTCACCGGCGGGGCCCCGGGCGCTGTGACGGTGCTCGTCACGACGACGGGTGCCGGCGGCGGGGGTGCCGGCAGCGTCGTCGTCGTGGTCGTCGAGTCGGTCACGGTGACGATCTCGCGGGAGGTCACCGTCACCGCCGGCAGACCCGGCAGCGTCGTCGTCGCGGTGATCGTCCGCGTGATCACGGCACCGTCAGCGCCGCGCTCGGTGATCGTCACCAGCGACGGCACCGGCGAGCTCGCCGAGCTCGCGGCCGCCGTGATCGCCGAGGCGACCCCCGTCGGCACCGCGACCGGCGCCTGCCCGGCGTCGGTGAGGCGCGCCTGCTGCGTCGCGATCACCTCGCCGGCGTCGGCGAGCGACCCCTGCGCGCTGTCGCGCTCGTCGAGCCACCCCCCGGCCCGTAGCCCGATCACGACGAGCGCGGCCGTGACGATCAGGATCCCGACGACGACGAACACCTCGCGCCACTGAACCCGGATCACCCGGACGGGGCGGGCGGCCGCGACGAGCACGGCGTGCGTCGGCCGGCGCCGGTGCAGCAGCGTCACTCGGTGTCGCCCCGCTCGGCCGCGGCGAGGACGTCGTCGGCTTGCTGCATCAGGTCCGGGTCGGTCATCCACCCGTGCGCGACGAGCACGAGCCGCATTCGGATGATGATCCCGTGCGCCTGCATCACTCGGCGCTCGAGCAACCCGCCCTTGCGCTCGAGCTCGGTGATCCGCTTCCGAGCCTCGGCGTTCCCCTTGCGGACCATGCCGATGAACCCGGTGAGCGCGATCAGGATCCCGCCGACGCCGGCGCCGAGCGCTTGGATCAGCCCCGTGATCGAGTCCACGCTCGATCACCTCACCGGTCGCAGGGGCACCTCGCCAGTGTCACGCACCGTCGCGAGCGGTGACGCCGCGTGCCTAGCGCAGCTGCAGCTCGACGAACGACAGCGCGTAGAGCCCGAGCCCGAGCAGCGACGTGCCGTAGACGACGGGCACGATCAGCACGTCACCGGTCACCCACTGCACGAGCGTCCACTGCGAGGCGAGCACCGTGCCGGCCGACAGCGGCGGCCCGGCCGGCACCAGCGTCTGCCAGCCCGCGCCGCCGTCGGTGCTGAACATGATCGCGACGCTCGCGTCGCCGGCGCCGCCGCCGCCGTAGCTGCACCGGGCGTAGGTGACGTCGGCGAACTCGACGAGCCGGCGCGCGTTCGGGATCTCGACGCCGGCCGGGGTCGGGTTGACGCCGACCTGCGAGGCGAGCGTGAGCGACGCGAGGTCGGTCACCGCTCGTACCACCCGACCGACCCGATCACGAACGACCCGACCGCGGGGAGCGCGCCGTTCGCTCGCAGCGCGATCCCCTCACCGGGCAGCAGCACGACCTCGTCGGTGAACTGCACGTCGTGGGCAGGGGCTGCTGCGTTGACGTGCGCCGACGCGAAGCGGTGCACCGGGCCCGCGTCGTAGGTCAGCGTCCCCGCCAGCCCTGCGGCCAGCGTCACGACCGACGCGATCGACGCGCTCGACGTCGACAGCTTCTTAGCCGGCGCGACGGCCGTCCCCGACGTCGGGGTGCCCGTAAAGCGGATCAGCTCGAAGCTCGAGCGCGCCGCGGCCGCCGTGGCGGTCGTGAACCCTTGCTGCAGGTCGAAGCGGCGCAGGTAGATCGTCCGACCGCCGGTGTTGCGCAGCGCCCAATAGGGGGTGCCCGCGGTCAGCGTCGACGGGACGACGTCGATCACGGTCGTGAACCCGAGGTCGACGGGCGCCTCGATCACCCGCACCGGCACCGGGTTGCCGCCGTCGACGTCAGCCGCCCCGACGCGCAGTGCGCCGAGCACCGGGACCGGGTTCGTCGCGCTGACGTCGACGCCGCCGACGCGGGCGTTCGCGTTCACCGACCCCGTGATCGGCTGCGCGCTCGGGAACGTCACCGGCTGCGCAGTGCCGCCGAAGCTCACCGCCTGCGAGCTCGGGAAGTCCACAGCGACCGGCTGCCGGCTCGCGAAGGCGACCGGCAGCGGCGCCCCGCCCGGGGTGCCGATCAGCACCGCCGTGCCCGCTGCGAGCCCGACGGTGCCCTTGACGGGCTGCTCTGTCGTGCCCGTCGGGTCGGTCCGCAGCGGCGCGGCCGCGGTGCCCCCGACAACGCTCTTCGCGGTGCCCGGCAGCAGGATCGCGACCCCGTCGCGTTCCTCGGTGCCGCCGTCGGTGCGCAGGTTGACGGCCCCGCCGCGCATCTGCGAGACGAGCGGGGTGCCGTCGGGCCCGTAGAGCATCACCCGCAGCGCCGAGGCTGCGTCGTGCACCTTCGCGACGGTGCCGCTCTGCGGGTCGGCGATCAGTGCCACGGTCTCAGCCCTTCGTCGTCATCAGGTCGACCGGGAACTCCCCGGCGATCGGTCCGGTCAGCCCGACCAGCCGGACCGTGAGGCGCCCCGCCGTCCGGACCGCGCACCAGACGTGCACGGCGTCGAGCTCGAACTCGTCGGCGCTCTTGCCCGGCGTGGCGGTGTAGTCGATCCACCCGGTGACGCGGTCGCCGACGGCGACGTCGGCGTCGAGGGTCACGGTGTGCTCGCGCTTGCCGCGCACCCCGACGTCGACGACGACGCGCACGCTCGCCGCGCCGCCGCCGAGCGGTGACCACTTGACCCCGTCGTGCAGGTGAGCGCGTCCCCCGGCGTAGGCGACCTGCCCCCCGACCGCCTGCGCGGGCAGGGTCGGTGGCTTCGGCAGGACGAACGTCCCGACCTGCGCCGGCATCAGCCCACCGACACCCGGTAGGCGTTCGCGCCGGGCGCGGCCGCGAAGGTCAGCGTCACGGTGTTGTCGTCGACGAACGTCACGTCGGTGTCCTCGAGCGCACCGGTCGCGACGTTCATCAGCGTGACCGGCAGCGGCCGCCGCGCGAGGTTGTGCGGGACCGTGAGGGTCGTCGCGGTGCCGTCGCCGACGTTGCGTTCGTTGTGCCGAGAGACGACGAGCGCGTCGACCTGCACGCCGCCGGCGGTGACGACGATCCCGCCGCCGCTGACGGCCTGCACGCTGAACGTGACCCCGGACAGCGCGAGCCCGTTCCCGTTCGTGTACGTCGTGCCGGCGCCCGGGAGCGGGATCCACGACAGCGGCGTCGAGCCGAGGGTGATCGAGTCGACCCGCTGCAGCCACGCGCGGTCAGCGTTCGCGAGGTTGCCGGCCGGGTCGGTGGCGGTGCCCTCGGACACGACGACGACGGCGCTGCGCAGCTCGGCGGCGGTGTCGGCGTCGAGGGCCCGCACGAGCGGGGAGCTCGCGCCGGCGAAGACGTAGATCCCGTTCTCAGCGCCCGCGGTCTGATTCTTGACGAGCAGCCGGTCGCCATTGTTCAGCGCGACCCCGTCGAAGCTCGCGCCCGGGGCGGCGAGGTTCACGTTCGCCGTCGTCGCGGCCCGCACCGGATCCTTGAACCGCATCCCCTGCAGGAAGTTCGTCAGGTACTGCAGGTTCACCGCGTCCGCGGGTGCCGTCGGATCGCCGACCCCTTGGATCCGCTGCCCTGCGAGGTCGAGCCCGTTTCCGATCCTGCGCGCCATGCTGTGCCCCCTTCGTTCTGCCCTGCGCGGTCAGCGCAGAACGACCGAACCGACGGTCGGTTCGGCCCACTCGACGACAACCTCGAGCGCGGACGCGCGCACGTCGGTGTCGGCGCTCTCGGCGTCGTCGTCCAGCCCGTAGAACACGTTCACCATCGGCCGGCGCCCGAGCGGGTGCGTGAAGCGCCACACGAGCAGCGGGAAGCGCTGCACGTACGTCAGCAGCCCTCCCGTGCTGTCGGGCGGCTCTCCCGTGCCGACGGGGAGCGTCGCCTTCCCCACCAGCCGCGGCAGGGTCGCCGCGGTCGTCTGCGCGACGAGCCGGTCAGCGACCCGAGCGCGGGTGACGACGGCCGGCACCTGCAGCGCCGTGATCGTCAGCGGTGCCACGACGACGCGGGCGGTGACCCCGTCGTCGAGGCGCACGCGCTCGCTCACCGCACCCACGCTGACCCGCGGGCCCACACCTGCGGGTCGCCGCCGTCGAGGGGCAGCAGCACCAGCGCGGCCCAGCGCTGCCCGAACGGCAGGTCGCTCTGCTGCGCGTCGAGCTGCCACGTGACGGTGTTCCCCGACACCGCGCCCGGGAACACGATCGGCACGTCGGGGTCGCCGAGGGTGTCCTCGACCTGCAGCACGACGGCCCCCTGCACCTGCAGCGGGCCGACGTCGGTCGAGACCTCGAGCGCGAACGCCTGCGACGAGCGGCGCCGGATCGTCAGCTCGAGGTCGGCGAGGCGCCCGCCGAGCCGAACAACGTCAGCCACGGCTGCTGTCGTCGACGGTCTCGTCAGCGGCCGCGGGTGCCTCAGCAGCCGGCTCGTCGGCCGACGCCTCGGGCTCGGGTGCCGGCGGCGGGTCGTACAGCTCGTGCCAGTACGCGCGAGCCGTCTCGGCCTCGGCGGGGGTGACGGTCCTCTTCGCCTCCCACGTGTCGATCGTCGCGAGGCTCGCAGCCCCTCGAGCGATCAGCCCCTTGAGCACGTTCAGGCTTGCGGCACTCACGGTCACGCCTCCCCGGTCACAGCGAAATTGATCACCCAATCGAGATCCGCACGCATCTGCGCGAAGTCCTCGGCGGTCGGTCCCGGGGTCTCAGCCGGCGGCTGCTCGACCGGGATCGGGTCGGGCGGGTTGTCCCGCAGGTCGGCGACCTCTCGACCCCACGCCAGAGCGGTGTCGTCGTCGACGAACGCCGGGAACCCACCCTCACCGGTCGTGGGATCCCACGCCTGCAGCACGACGGCGAGGTCGGTCTCGTCGTCGATCACGAGCACGATCGGTCCCGAGACGTGGAGAGTTTCGGGCAGCGACTCGAGCACCGTCTCGGGGGGCATCCCGTTGACGGGACTCTGCCGGTCCCACAGTTCGACGCGGTGCGTCATGGTTACCTGCCTCCGATCGCTGTCAACGCCTTCACCGCGGACGCGGCGGGCGGGTAGTTCGTCAGCGCCGAAAGATCGGCGCGGTCAACGGCCTGCGAGTTTCCCCCGGCGACGAACAGAGTCGAGCCGGCCGCAGCCACCCCGGCGATATGGCCCATATGCGACGCGGGAGTCGTGAAGCTGTAGGCGACCGTCCCCGCGGCCGGGTCGAACACCTGCAGCGTGTTGTTTCCCTCGGTGACGAGATACACCTTCCCGCCGATTACGGCAGAGCCGCACCGGCCGCCCTGCAGCAGAGTCAGAGACAGGGTGGACCATGTACCTAGCGTGAGGTCGTAGCGGTAGATCGCCGTCGAGCCGCCCTCGCCCTGTGTGTTGCCGCCGAGCAGGTACAGGAAGTTTCCGACGTTGACCAGGGAAGCGCCGTAGACCGGGAACGGTGCCGACGCGCGGGTGGTCCACGCATTCGTGCCCGGGTTGTAGCTCCACAGTTCGCTAGTGGTCGGCATCCCGCTCGCGCCAGCCGTGCCGGTGCCGCCCTGCGCCCACAGCAGACCCTGCGCCGCACACACGGCCACGTAGCCCCGCGACTGCGGCAGCCCAGCGACGCTCGCCCATGCCCCGCCGGATCCGTTCGGCGCCGCAGGGGGCGGGGTGTAGGACTCGACACCATTCGTCATGCTGCTGCCGCTGTTCATCCCACCGACGCTGTAGTGCTTGCCGGCCAGGAACGCGCCTCGGGCGTACCTGCGCGCCAGAATCGACGCCGGCAGACCGATCTGTGCGGTCGACACGGCCGACACGACGTAAGCCTGTGTCGAGAAACTGCCACCCGGGATGCCGTGCGAGAGAAACACGTTTACCCCGTCAGATGAGCACGCCATTTCGGACATGCTCGGGCTCAGAGTGAGCAGCGTCGTAAGTGCCGGCGGTGCGAGAGCGGTCGGAACTCGGCGTGCGGCGCTGTAGGCGAGCGGGTCGGTCGCGGCGAGGTACTGCTGCAGCGTGCGCAGCTTCGCGGCGAGACCGTTCCCCGTCGGGTCGACCGACTCTGCGATCGAGCTGCCGCTGCCGGCGATCGCGAGAAACCTCGAGCCGGCCGCCGCAGCTTGCCCGAGATTGTGACCGCTCGGGCTGACCCCGACGACCTGCCATGCCGAGGCGCCCGCCGGCAGCGTGAGCAGCGTGTAACTCACGTAGGCACTGCCGCCGGTGTAGACGTACGGCTGACCAGCGATGGAACCCCCGACCGGGTTGTTCATCGTTCCCGGCAGCGAAACTCCCGACGTCCACCCCGACGCGGGGGTCGTCACGTCGAGGATCGTCGTCGTGACGTACCCGTTCCCGTTGTCCCGCGGCGCGCAGTAGTAGAGCTTTGTGCCGACCGGGATCAGCGTCCCGTAGTAGCGACCTGCCGGCAGCTGTGCTCCCGGAGGGGTCGACCACGTGTTCGCGGTCGGTTCGTAGCGGGAGACGGTGGTCACGACACCGTTGCCGCTCGTCGAGGTCGAGCCACCCACGACCCACAGTGCCCCGTCGGATCCGGCGCACCCGGCGGCGAACGCGATCGGTTGTGGAATCGCCGCGCCGGTCGTCCACGTGCCGCTTGCCCCGTCGGCCCCGGCGGGGGTGTAGACCATCGTGCCGCCGGACCCGGTCGAGTTGGTCGCAGACCGGTAAGCGGCGACGATCAGTTTCCCGCCGACGACGGCAGCGACGCCGTCGATCGCCGCGCTCGGCATGTTCGGTAGGTTCGCGACGACCCCCGCAGCGGAGATCACCTGCGCCGTGGCGAGACCGTTCGACCCGTCGGTCGTTCCCCCCAGAACGTAGGTACGCGCCCCGTCGCTCGCCGCCATCCCCATGTAACGCGCCGTGAGTCCGGTCGCGAAGGTTGACCACGCCGCCGACGGCGCCGCTGCGGGCAGGCGCGAGGCGAGAGCCTGCGCGATCACGTCCGGCACGGTCAGACCCCCGCCGTGATCGTCTCGGTCGAGCTCGTGAGGTTCCCGTTCGCGTCGTAGGTCAGGTCGCGCTGCAGGGTGCGCCCGTCGGCGACGGTGACGGTCCGGGTCAGGTTCCCGCTCGTCGCGTCGTAGGTCAGCGTCGTCGTCGACAGCGTCACGGTGCCGGCGGCGTTCGTGACGATGATCGTCAGCGGCCGGTAGCCGTTCGCGGCGGTGTCGAGCCCGAAGGTCGTCAGCGGTGCGATCGGCGGCAGGTACTGCCCGCGCGAGCTCACGCGCGCCAGCACCGCCGAGGCGCTGTCGAGGAAGCGCAGCAGATCACCCGACTGCGACGCCGCGCCCTGCACCTGCAGCGGCACGTCAGCAGCGGCCGCGGCGGGTGCGGTCAGCAGCCCCTGCAGCCGGCCGGCGGCCGTCACGCGCGCGAGGACAGTGCCGGCGCTGTTCAGCCACCGCTGCAGGTCGCCGCTCTGCGACGCGGCGCCCTGCACGGTCACGGGCACGTCAGCGGCGGCCGTGGCGATCGCGCGCAGGGTGCGCAGCACCGACCCGAGGCTGTACCACGACACGGTGTCGCTGACGTAGACGTTGCCGGCGTCGACGTCGCCGGTGATCCGGTACAGCGCGCCGCGCTTGACGGCCGTCGCCGCGGGCCGGTCGGCCAGCGCACCGGCCGTGAACCCGCCCCCGCCGGCGGCCGGGAGCAGGTCGTTCCCGAGTCGCTGCACCAGCGTGCGCAGCCACTGCGGCACGTCGGCGGGGTCGGCGTAGTCGGGGATCGTGAAGTCACCGGCGGTCGTCTGGACAGTAGTAGGCACGGGTCAAGCTCCCTCTCGCGACAGTGACTCGAACGTGATCGCCCGCAACGCACCGTAGCTGCGTGTCGCGAGCCGACCGTAGGTGCGGACCGTCGTCTGGCGGTCTCGCCCTTCGTGCGGGCGCAGGCGCCGCGCGAAGGTGTTCCCCGAGGTGCCGAGGAAGGTGCCGGCGCCGGCCAGCGCGGCGAAGCTCTGCTCGTCGCGGTGATCGGGCAGGGTGCGCAGGTAGCCGCCGAAGGTCAGCCCCGAGTCGCGCAGCATCCCGAACGACCCGCCGTAGCTGATCGCCTCGGCGAACGTGCGGCCGGCGAGCACGGTGTGCGTCACGACGAGCCCGAGCGGCTTCACCGCCCGGATCGCTGCGAGCGTCGCGGCCGCGTCGGGGGTCTCGACGGCGTAGGTCCGGACCGTGAAGCGGTAGGCGGACCCGTCGCGCTCGATCAGCTCGACGACGGCCGCTCGGTCCGTCGAGCTGTGCAGCGTCGCTCTCGCGGCCGCCACGACCGCGGCGGGGGTGCCGCGGGTGACACCCCTCGAGCGGACCGCGGCGATCTGCTGCTCGCGGGTCGTGTCGGGGTCGTAGTCGACGCCGACGAACTGCCCGAGCCACCCCGGGCGGGGGCTCTCGTCGAGGTTGAACAGCGACTCGACACCTCGGCCCTCGGCGACGAGCTCGGACACCTCGACGAGCTCGGCGGCCAACGCCCGCACCAGCGGCCCGAGCAGCGGGCCCGCCTGCGAGGCGAGACCGGCGCCGAGCGCGGCGAGGATCCGGTCACCGACGGCCGGCACGACGACCTCGGGGGTCGCTGCGACGCCGCTCTCGAACGGGTTCACGCTCACGAGCTCACCGTGCCGGTGACCGTCGTCGGGGTCGTGGCAGTCCTCGAGGCGGGCAGCGCGACGACGCCGGGCAGGGTCACGTCGACGGTGCCGCCGTTCAGCGTCAGCGACGTGAGGTAGTCGACCCCCGGCACGGCGTCGAGCTGCCCGGCGAGGTCGAGGAAGCGCACGACGCGCTCGTCGCGCCACGCCGGCGGCTCGTCGTCACCGCCGGCCCAGCTGCCCGGGTCGAGGATCGCGAACGCCTTCGCGATCAGCGCCGCCTGCACCGTGGCGGGGTCGGCGCCCGCGCGAGCCTTCGCGGCGAAGACGACGCTCACGGCGGTGTAGGTCGGGTCGCCGACGCGGACGACGAAGTTCGTCTCGCGCAGCCCGTCGAGGTAGCTCACCAGCGCGGCCCGGACCGACCCGGTGACGCTGTTCCCTGCGTCGTCGACGGCGTAGACGCTCACGGTGCGCTCGACGTTGCTCTGCCCGGTGCTCGCGTCGTAGTTGTCGACGGCGATCGCGCGGTGCACCCCGGGCACGCTGCGCGCTTGGATCGCCGCGTCACGCGCGAGGACGATCGAGCGCACGAGCGTGCTCTGCGCCTGCACGAGCCGGTCGAGGTAGTCCTCGGGGGTCTCGTCGTCGTTCCCGCCGACGCTCGGGCCCGTGGCTGCCGCGCCGAGCACCGCGCTCGTCGAGGTCGCCAGCACGAGCGGACCGGTCGGCACCCCGTTGCCGGCGTCGCCGCTCGCCGTCGCCGTCGCGGTCGTCGTGACGCTCGAGGCGCCGGCGGCCGCGGTGATCGGGACGGGCGGGGTCTCGAACTCGACCTCGACGCCGTCGGCTGTCGTGCCGACGAGCAGCAGCGACGCCGGCGCTGTGGCGCCGGGCTCGGTGAGGTCGAGGCGGACCGGGATCGTCGAGGCGGTGCCGGCGACCATCGGCAGCCCGGCGACGCTGATCCCGAACTCACGGAACGCGCGAGCCGGCTCGCGGATCAGCGCGAGGTAGCGCAGGTCGGCCGACTCCCGGCCGAACTCTTCGGTCAGCGCGACCTCGAGGGTGCCCTCACCGCCCGTCGACCACCCGGGCAGCGCTCGAGCGATCGCCGCGAACAGCCGCCCGATCACGTCCTCGGGCGTCTCGACTGCCCCGGCGTCGGTGTAGACCGTCACTGCAGCTCCCCTCTCACGTTGACGACCGGCCGTTCGCCGGTCCCGCTGATCTCGATCGAGTACGGCGCCGCCCGCGGTTCCCAGCGGACGGCCGCGCCGCGCAGCTCGTCGACGTTGATCCCGGGCCCGAACAGCTGCGCCGGCGACCCGTACTCGGGCACCGACAGCCGCTCACCGGGTCGGGTCGCGGCGAGCACCGCGAGGCTCTGCGCGACGTCCTCGACGCTGTCGGCCTGCACCGTGGCGAGGCGCCCGGTCGGGCCCACCGCCAGCGGCAGGCGCAGGTGCTGTGGCATCAGCTGATCCCCTTCGTGTCGACTCGGACGATCCACACCGCGGCGGCGGTGACGGTGAACAGCACCCGGCAGCGCAGCGGCAGCGGCTGCGTGCGCAGCTCGTAGGCGCCGCCGGGCACCGTGACGAGCACCTGCCGGGTCGCGCCCAGCACGGGCCCGAGAGGGGCCCGTGCGTCGCCGTCCAGCGGTGTGACCCACACCGACCCGTCGGGGTCGACGCGGGTCACGACGCCGTCGCGCAGGTCCGTCGGCGGCTCGGTGACCGACCCGGCCCGCTGCGTCGAGCCCATCCCGAGCAGCTTCGCGACCTGCCGATCTACGCCGCCCACTTGGCACCTGCCGTCCAGACGCGCCCGCTCGCACCGGTGAACACGCCGACCCCCTGCGCGGTCCCGCGCGCCTCGGCGGTGCGCCCGTCGCCGAGGCTGATCGCGATATGGCTCGGCTCGGTCGACCCGCGGAACAGCACCGCGCCGCGTGTGCGCAGCGCCTCGGCGACGGTGCAGCCGACGCCTGCCTTCTGCGCCGCGGCGATCTGCTGTTTCGACCCGCCCTTGAGCTCCCGGCCGGCGTTGCGGGTCGCGATCGACACGAACCCCGAGCAGTCCAGCCCGGCGAGCGTCTTCCCGCCGAAGACGTACGGCATCCCGCGCTGCGCCAGCTTCACCGCTTCGTCGGCGACCCGGTCGAGCGCGGTCCCGCTCGAGGTGCTGCTCGAGGTCGTCCCGCCGGCTGCCTTCGCGATCGCCGCGTACAGCGCTTCGGCGGTGCCCTGCCACTTGGCGTAGGCGGTCGGGTACGCGCTGATCTGCACCTTCTGCGCCGCGACGGTGTAGTCGAGCGTCTGCCAGCCGGACACCTTCACGAGCGCGCTGTAGAACGCTCCCGCGGCCCACTCGACGTTCCTGCGCTGCGCGGTCGTGCCCCACGATGCACGCTGCTGGAACACCCCGACGCTGTCGCGGTCACCGCCGGCGAGGTTGACGAGCCCGGACTCTTGTAGCCCGGTCATCAGCCCGACGATCGCGCCGCGGCGGCCGGTGCCCCGCTGCAGCGCGACCCGGACGATCGTCGCGGCGTTCGCGGTCTGCACGCCGGTGAGCTTCGTCCCGCCGTAGGTGCCGGCCGGGGGTGCGGTGACGCCGCCGGCGTCGGGCACGAAGTTGACCTCGCCGCTCTCCCCGGCCGTCGACGTCTGCTCGGGCGGCGCCTCGGGGATGACGAGCTGCCGACGTGTGCCGGTGACCGTCGCGCGCGTCCGGAACACGTCGCGCTTGAACTCGGCGACGGTCCAGTCGCCCGAGGCGAGCCCGAGCCCGTCGACGGTGAACGTCTGCCCCGCCGGCACCGCCCACAGCTCGGCGTCGACGTCGAGGGTGCAGGCGTTCGCCGGCGCCATGACGTCGAGCTTGTAGTCGATCGTGTGGCACGGGCCGGTGAACTCACGGAACGACGTCGGCGCCGACAGCCCAGCGAGCCACGCATCGGACCCGAAGTAGACCCGGCGCCCGTCGCTGAACCTGCGCCACCCGGCGTCGTCGGCGAGCTGCCCCAGCAGCTGCCAGCTGTCGCCGTCAGCCTTCCGCTCGGTGGCGCTGTTCACGACGCCGCGCTCGGCGGGGTCGCAGACGATCTCGACGCCGACCTCGCGGCACAGCCGGGTCGCGATCTGCTGCCGGGTCTGCGTGCCGGCCGGGATCGTCAGCAGCCCCGTCGCGCGGGACAGCGCCGCGGCGATCGAGTCGACGAACCCGATCGTCACGTTCGGCCCGCTCTTGCCGAGCGTCATGCCGTCGAAGTTCACGTCGCTGAACTGCGCGTAGAACCTCGAGGTGAGCGCTCGGCTGTTCTGCAGCGGCCGCCGAGGGTCGGCGTCGCGGCAGGTCAGCTCGAGGCTGATCGCGCCCGAGAGCGGGCGGGTGAACGTGCCGGCGGTGATCGACTCGACGATCTCGACCGTCGAGCCGCTGCCCATGATCCGCAGACCCGGGATCGTCCGGTCTGCGCTGCGGGGGTCGCTCACGGCAGCCGTAGCACCTGCCCCGGGTAGATCCGGTTCGGGTTCGCGAGACCGTTCAGCGTCGCGATCTCCCGCCACCGTGAGGCGGCTCCGAGCTGTGACTGCGCGATCCGGTTCAGGTTGTCGCCGCTGCGGACGGTGTAGGTGCGACCCGATGCTGCCGGCGTCGACGGGGTCGTCGAGCCGCCCTTCGCGACTGCGTCGGCGGCCGCGGCCGGGCTCGGTGCCGGCGCGGTGAGGGTGACGACGGTCGTCGGCACGTACAGCGCGAGCGTGAGGTCGTAGAACGCCTGCCAGACGTAGCCCTCGGCCTCACGGCGCAGCTGATCGCCGTTCGGGTCGGCCGCCTGCAGCTGCCACTGCTGCGCCCCCCTGCGGCCCTGCACGGGCCCGTCGAGGTTCAGCAGCGGCGGTGCGTACTCACCGGGCAGCGGGTGCTGCAGCGCCAGCAGAGCGGCGATCTGCGGCTGCACGCTCGCCGGCTCTTCGCCGGGCCCGCCGGGCTCACCCTCGAACAGCACCGTGAACCGCTGCCGCTCGAGAGCGCGCCCGAGGTAGTCCTGCGACGTCTGCCGCATCGGGCGGGAGACCTCTTCCCACAGCCCCCCGAGCCCCGAGCGCTCGACGGGGCTCACCATCTCGCAGCGCACGTCGAGGTCGGCCCGCCCGACCGGCGACAGCGTCACCCACCCGCGGTGCCCCGTCGCCGGCGAGAGCATCGCCGAGACGACGCTCGGGTCGCGCGCGTCGCGGCTGCCTCGGATCACCTGCACCATGTCTGCCGCCTCACTCCCACGCTGCGTTCGTGTGCATCCCGTTGACCGTGGCTCGTGCGACCTCCCGGCCGTCGATCACGACCGGGATCGTCAGCGACAGCGTCGCCATGCCGTCGGGGATCCCGGCGTCGTCGTCGTCGAGGTCGACGCGCGGGGTGCCGGTCGGCCGCGCGGTCGGGACGGGGGTCGTCAGCATCTGCGACAGCGCGTCGCTCGGCATGATCGAGCCGGTGACGCCGGGCACGAACAGCTCGGCGCCTTCCTCCCCGACGATGTACGGCCGGTTAGCCGCCACGGGCCCACCGCTCGCGCGGCCCTCGAGCTCGACGCCGAAGGTGCCCAGCACGTCACCGACGAGCCCCCCGGTCAGCTTGTCGGCGAGCTTCGCGACCCACTCGACGCCGGTCTTCACCTTGTCGACGAACCCGCCGACGGCGTCCTTGATCTTGTAGAACTTGTCGATCCCCCACTGCAGCGCCTCGGCGAGCCCGACCTTGATCGCCGGGATCGCGACGTCGCGCACGAACGCGATCCCCGCCTTGAACCCGTCGGTCAGAGCCCCCCACGCTTTCTGCCCGAGCTCGGTCTTCGTGAAGAACCACACGAGCCCCCCGACGAGCAGCGCGATCGCGGCCACGACGAGACCGATCGGGTTCGCCGAGAGCGCGGCGTTCAGCAGCCACTGCGCGGCCGTGGCTGCCACCGTGGCGCCTCGCACGGCTAGGCTCGCGGCCGCGGCTGCCCCCTGCGCGATCGTGCTCGCCACGGTCGCTGCGGTCGCGCGGGCCCACGCCGCGAACTCGAGCCCCTTCACGCCGATGAACGTCATCAGGTAGCCGACGCCGGCCGCGGCCCGGTTCGCGCCGAGCGCGATCGTCGAGGCGACGGTCGCGGCCGTCGAGCGGACCCACGCGCCGAGCTCGAGCAGCTTGACGCCGATGAACGTGTAGACGTAGCTGTGCGTCGCCTTGTAGGCCAGCCCCTGCAGGGTCAGCGCGATCGTCTGCGCCTTCGTCACGACGGAGACGCCGAGCATGATCCCCTTGTAGAGCCCGAGCGCGATCAGCCCGAGGTAGACGACCTCGGTCACCGCGCGGGTGTGATCGGCGAGGAACCCGAGCACGGTCGTCAGGATCGGGACCACCGTCGTGATCTTGTGCTCGGCCCACTGCGTCAGCCCGGACACGACCGCGGCCACGACCGGCAGGACGTCGTCACGGATCGTGGCAACGAACGCCTCGGTCTTCGCGCTCAGGTCCGAGATCGACCCGGCCGGCAGCCCGAACGCCGTCTCGAGGCGCGTGCCGAGCCCGGTCAGGTCACCGGTCGTCGCGAACGTCGCGAAGTCCGAGGCGAGCCCGGGCAGGTCGTCCTGCAGCGTCGAGATCCCGCCCGAGATCCGGTCGAGCACCCCCTCGACGTCGGGCCCGAAGCGGTTCACGAGCTGCGCGCCGGCCTCGGTCACCAGCCCCTCGAAACCCCGCTTGATCGCGTCGACCGACGGCCCGAGCCCGCTCGAGAGCGCGCTGTCGAGGTTGCTCGCCGCGGTGTTCACGTCGCCGAGCCCGGCGGCCGCGGTCGAGGGGTCCATCGCGAGCAGCGCGTCGCCGATGTCTTCGTACTGCCCGCCGAGCAGCGCGGCGCCGGCGGCGTTGCGCACGGCGGCGTCGTCGGTCGTGCGCAGCGCTGTGAAGATCTGATCGAGCGCGTCGGCCGCGCCGCTCCCGCCCTTGCGGAACGCGCCCTCGATCTTGCCGGCGTCGAGCCCGATCGTCTGCAGCGCCTCGGTCGTCTCTTCGGCGCCCTCACGGACGCGGATCCCCGTCTCGCGCAGCGCGTCGGCTGCGAAGTCGGCCGTCGAGACGCCGGCGTCCATCGCCTGCGTGATCAGCCCGACGGCGTCCTCGCCGGACAGCCCGAGGCGAGCGAACGTCGACCCGTACTCGGTGAGGACGTCGAGGAAGTCGTCGCCGGCGTTCGCGCCGTTCTGGAACCCGGCCGTGATCAGCGCGTACGCCTCGCCGAGCGTGTCGACGAGATCGGTCCGGACCAGCACACCGGCGGCCCGGGCGCTCTCGGAGACGTCGACCTCGAACGCCGAGGCGAGGTTCAGCGCCGAGCGGGTCGCGTCTTGGATCTGCTGATCCGTGACCGGCAGCCCCGACGTGTTCGACAGGGTCGTGAGCGCGGACCCGACCTGCTCGCGGCTCTCGCCGTAGTTCTGCGCGTAGATCCGGCCGGCGATCGCGCCGGCCTGCGCCGCTTCGTCCGGGGTGAGCCCGAGGGTCGCCTGCAGCGCCCTCGACACGTCCTGCTGCTCGATCCCCTTCACCACCGACGCGACGAGCGCGGCACCGACTGCAGCGCCCGCAGCAGCGACCCCGACGGCGAGCCCCTTCGCGAGCCCGACACCGGCCGTCTTCGCGGCGTCCCGCAGCCCCCGCAGCCCCCGCTCGAACTTCTCGTCGACCATCGCCGCGAGACCCTTCGCGGCGCCGAGCGCACGCTCGCCGAGAGTTTCCGCTTCGTCGCTCGTGTCCGACAGGTCGCCCTGCGTGTCGCGCAGGTCGCGGCGCACCTCAGAGCGACCGAACAGCCGCAGCCGCAGCCCGACGTCAGCCTCGGAACCGCTCGCCATGCCCCTACCCTCCGAACATCTTGGACAGCCCCCGAAGGATGCGTTTCGCGATCAGCCCGGACGACCGGGCGGCTTGGTAGTCGGCGCGGCGTTGCCACCGCTGCTGCGCGAGCCGGTCGGCTTCCTCGACGACCGCGGCCTCGACCTCGATCCGGAACGGATCACGCTCGAGGATCGAGACCGGGTCGCCGTGCCCGTTCACCATCGCCAGCGCTGCGAGCTGCACCGCCGGCTCGCGCCTCAGTTTCCCCGCTCGTCCTTCGTCCGCTGCCGGATCTCACCCTCAGACCAGCGCTGCAGTTCGGTCACCGTCGCGGCGACCTGCTCGTCGGTGAAGTACAGCTCGCGCACCAGCGCCGACGGGGAGACGTACGAGACACCGATCAGGCGCGCGACGCTCTCGTCGAAACTCGGCCACTCGGCGGCAGGGTCGGGCGGGTCGACGAAGGCGACCTCGCGACCCTCGTGCACGTAGTAGATCCCGACCGTCGCCGCGGCCAGCGCCGCAGCGTTCGCGTTCGCGAACCTCTCGGCGCTCTTGCTCTTGCGCGCCTGCTCGACGAGCCGGGTGCTCGTCGAGATCGGCAGCGGCTTGAACCGCACGTAGAGGTCGACGCCGAGCTCGTCGAGGTAGTTCGGCACGGCGAGGTCGAGGAACAGCTCGGCGAGAGCTGCCTCACGCCGGGCCCGCAGGTTCGCCAGCGGCGACGCGGGGTGTTCCGTCGTCGCCGCCGGCGCGGTGTCCTCGACCTGCGCGTCGAAACCCTCGACGCTCACGCGCGAGATCCGACGTTGACGCTGACCGACCACGTCGCCGTGTCGTCCGACTCACTGTCGGACTCGGGCGCCTCGACGGACCCGACGCGGCCGGTGTAGGTGCGGACGTACTGCTTGCCGCGCAACGGAACACCGTCCTCGCCGAGATCGGTCACGATCACCGAAGCGATCGCACCGCCCTGCGCGTCGATCCACTTCTCGAGCGCCGCGTCGCCTTCGTCCGGATACCACGCCCGGGTCACGGACACGTCGTCGTAGCTCTTCAGCCCGCGACTCATGCGCTCGGGCTGCATCCCGCCCGGACGGTGCCGGCCGTTGTTGATCGTCGCGCCGCCGCCGCTGTGGGAATCCCACACGCCGCAGTCACGGCCGGCGACGATCAGCTGCACCAGCTTGTTACTCGCGTTCGCCATGTTCTGTCGTTCCTCTCGATGCGTTCGACGTCAGCGGGGGGTCAGTTGCCGGCGCGGGTGACGGTCGCCTGCAGCTTGACGTGACGCACCGACGGGGTCGGTGCGTAGCTGATCGCCGCGCGCAGGGTGCCCGAGGCGACGTCGTTCTCGGTCGTGACGCCGAGGACGTTCGCCGCGTAGCTGTCGTCGGCGGTGTCGCCGTAGATCGCGTTCACGGCCCACAGCCCGGCGAGGTAGGCGCCGAGGAAGTTCTCGGCCCGGGTCATCAGCTGACCCTGCCCGTCGTTCGGCTGGAACAGGAACTGCCGCAGCCCCGAGCCGGTGTCGCCGAGGATCTGCATCCCGAGACGGCCCCAGTTCAGCTGCGAGCGGGGGCTCGGGACGTCCTGCCCGGCGGCGAGGTTCGTCCACAGCGCGTCGTCAGTGATCGAGAGGAAGTCCCACAGAAACACCCCCTCGGGGATCTGGCGCAGCGGGTTGATCCCCGCCTCGGCGAAGGCGTTCAGCTCGGCGATCGTGCGGGTCGAGGCGACCCCGACGGCGTTGCGGACGATCGTCGTCACGGGGGTGTCCTGCGGGCCCGCAGCCATACGGTTCGCGTGCCCCGCGTACTTATCCATCCGAGCGACCGGACCGGCCGCAGCGACCGACCCCGGGATCGTGCGGGTCTGCGAGCCGCCGGCCCGCACGATCGCGTGATCGGGGAACAGCGCGGTCAGGTACGTGTCGGGGCTGCCGGCCTGCGCCTCGGCGAGATCGAGCACCGCGGCCGCGGCCGCGTCCCGAGGTGCGTCGAGGAACGCGCAGCGCCGCGTCGTCTGCGAGAACAACACGAGCGCTTCGTGCGCGTCGAGGGTGCCGACCCCCGGGATCATCGCCTGCCCGAGCGGGTAGTTCACCGCGTCGACCTTCGCCCACGCCTCACCCCACCCGTCGGCGTCGATCGTGGCGGGGTCGGTGACGGCGCTGTTGACGCGGGTCAGGACGACCTGCGGCACGCCGTTGCTGATCAGGTCGGCGACGTGCTGCGCGGCTGCGGGTGTGACGCCGGCAGCGACCGCGTCGCCGGCGCTGCGGACGACGATCGGCGCGGTCGGGCCCGCGGCGGCCGCGTACGCCATGAGAGCGCTGTTCGTGGCGGTGAGGCTGCCGTCAGCGATCACAGCCGGTGCGATCGTGACGTCGACGGACGGTGCCGACATGGGGGGTCTCCCTCGGTTGGTTCGGGTCTACGGGTTGGGCATCAGGTCAGCGATCGACCCGCGAGAGGGTCGGATCGACGTCGCGCTCTTCGTGAACTCCCCGAGCGGGCCCGGTGCCTCGACCCCGATCAGGTTCGGCACCGACGCGCTCTGCACCTCGACGGTCAGCGCGAGGTAGCCGCCGGCCAACGTGCGAGCCGCCGAGGCGTCGGGCACTTGGTCGTAGTGCTCGTCGGCCCACACCCACCGGCGAGCGATCCCGTCGGGGCTCGAGAGCAGACACGCGCGCATCTGCGCGACGTAGCGCTCGACCCTCGAGCGGGTCTCGTCGTAGTCGGATCCCCGCAGCCACACCGCGGCCGTGACGTCCCACGTCGCCGCGTAGCCGGTGCGGCTCGAGTAGGTCGGCGGTCCGGCGAGCCCGTCGACGATCACGGCGACCGACGGGGTCACCGCCGTGCGCAGCGCCGCCGGCGACGGCAGCCTGTACCACTCGACCGGATCCTCGAGGTCGCCGGCCGTGTCCATCGCCAGGAACCCGCCGAGGCGTTCCTGCAGCCGGGCGTAGACCGGCAGCGCGACGTCGGACGCGCTGACGTTCGGGAACCCGGCCGGCTGCGCAGGCATCAGCGACCACCCGCGGCGAGGTGGATCAGCAGCACCTCACGGGAGCGGCGAGCGACCTGCCGGACGTCGATCCGGGCAGGGTCACGCGCCGGCATCCGAGAGGTGCCGCGGGTGAGCAGGTTCCCGACGGGATCCTTCGACCGGACCTCGACGACCTCGCGGGTGACCGTCTCGGCGGCGTAGCGCACCCCCGTGCGGGTCAGCGACGCCTCGAGGGTGCCGGTGTAGACGTTCGTCCGGGTGCCGCGACCCTGCCGTGCCTTGCGCCGGGCGTAGCCGGCCGACAGCGCCGGCCACCCCTGCCCGCTCGCGTACTGATCGCGGAACTCCGAGCGGATCACGTCAGCGACCGACCGCAGCGCCGGGCGGGTGTCGTCGAGACGTGCGAGGCGGGCCCGCAGCACCTTGTCGGCCCCGGCGGTGTCGAGCACCGTCGAGGTCCGGACGCGGGTCGGGCTCACAGCGGGATCACCCCGGCTGCGTAGCGGGCGCCGGGTGCACCGGTGCCCGTACCCGAGCCGGGCCCGTTCGGGTAGCGGTCGCGCAGCAGCGCCAGCACGGCGAGGAACCGCTGCCGCAGCTCACTGCTGCGGCCGGTGTCGCCGAGCTGCTGCTCGGGGAACAGCGACGACTCGATCGAGGCGGCGACCCCCAGCGCCAGCGCACGCCGGCGCAGGGGGCTGTCGAGGTCGTCGAGCAGCGGGTCGCCGGCGATCGCGACGACCTCGGTCGCGATGCCGTCGGCCTCGGCTTCGTACAGCGCGTGCCAGTCCTGCCGGCGCAGGATCTCGGGCGTGCGCGCCTGCAGGTGCACGAGCACCGCCTGCCGGTCGAGCGTGCCCGCGAGGCGGGTGCTGTACGTCATCGCCCGATCAGCCTTCGCGCTCGATCAGCCCGGCGGTGATCAGCTGCTCGACGATCTCGTCGCGCTTGGCGCCCTCGGGCACGACCTGCCCGAGCGCTGCCGCGAAGCTCGACCACGCCTCGGTCGAGGCGCCGGCCCCGCCGCGGGGCGGCTCGGTGAGCCCCCCCGCGGTCGGCTGCTCGTCGCCGGCCGTGGCCTGCGCGACCGCCTCGACGTGCTCGGCGACGCCGGCGTCGGGGTCGATCGCCTCTCCGGCGCCCTCGACGACCTCGTGGTCGGCGACGGGCTCGAGCTGAACGTCTTCCCACGCGGCCGGGTTGAGCACCTTCGCGGCCGCCCCGTCGGGCAGGTCGGCCTCGAGGGTGCCCGCCCGCAGGCGCACAGCCTCACCGAACGGCTCGTCGGTGAGGTAGACGTCACGCGCCAGCCGGCGAGGCATCAGACGTACTCCTCGACCGCGTAGTCGTACGGGTAGACCGTCGCCGAGAACAGCGTCTCGGGGGTGTTGACGACGGGCAGACCGATCGAGTCGGCGTTCACCATCCGGGCCGGCGGGTGGTCCTCGACGAGCGTCGCGACCGACACGCCGGGCACCTCGGCGGCGTTCTCGAGGACACCGGCCCGCAGCAGCTGCAGACCCTGCTCGGACGCGCCGAGCAGCGTGTTCCCGAAGGTGCCGCCGGTCGCCGGGTTCGGCGTCCACACGAACGCACCGTCGGGGATCACCCGACGGCCCTCGATCACGCGCTCGTTGATCGAGTCGGCCGTGATCGCCGGCATCCCCTCGGACGTGAGGAAGGCGTTCAGCTGATCGAGGGTCACGAGCGGCGTGCCGCCGGCGGTCGTCCCGAGCAGCTGCCGCACCTGCGCGTTGCGGCGCATCAGCGACAGCGTCCGCTGCGTCAGCGTCGTGCGGCCCGGGTTCCCGCGGCCGCGGCGACGGTAGGTCGCCTGCCACCCGAGCAGGTCGTCGATCACCTTCGCGTTCTCGACGTCGGTCCACGGGATCTGCGCGGCCGGCAGGTTCCCCGTCGGCACGCCGTAGTCGGCCTGCTGGATCACCTCGCCGTTGTCGATCGAGAGCTTGCCGGTGACCAGCACCGACCCGCGCAGGATCTCGTAGGTGTTGTCGACGGCGGTCGCGACCTCAGCCGCGGCGGCGTCGACGTCGTTCTGCAGCGCCTGCCCGTCGGCGGCGATCCCCGCGAGCAGACGAGCACGCTGCAGGTCGCTCTCGGTGAACGTCGTGATCGCCGAGACCGCGGGGAGCTCGCCCTTGACCTCGACGACGCCGCCGCGACGGATCTCGCGGGACGGAGTCGAGTAGGCGCGGACGCTGCCGGCGACGTCGACGCGCTGCCGCTGCAGCAGCCGGTAGCGCAGGTCGTCCGTCGTCTGGTACGGGAACAGCTGCGCGAGCGTGTTGTTCGGATCCTGCACCTGACGGGCGGCGAGCACCGTCGCGCGCAGGTTGTCGACGAGATCGAAGACGTAACGCATCAGGCGGGAGCCTTCCCGTTCGTGTAGCGGACACGGGGCAGCGCGGCGCGAGCGGCGGCGTTGAGCACGCCGACAGCGGCCGCGGCGCCGGTGACGCCGGCCGGGGCGGTCGGCAGGTAGTCGGCCATGACACCGCCGGCGTCGAGCAGCGCGCACGTGTTGCGCCGGCCCGCCTTGACGGTCTGCGGCTCGAGCAGGTGCCCGATCGCACCCGCGGCCGGCGTCTGCCGTCCGTCGGTGGCGGCCGGGTCGAAGGGGCCCCACAGCCGCGTAGCGGTCACCTGCGCGAGCACGGTCCCCGAAGGCACCGACCCGTCAGGGAAGCGCGCCGCGGGGAACAGCGACCCGTCGAGGGTCACCCCGAGGGTGGTCGTCAGACCGTGCCGGTCGCGCAGCCACCGGCGGTCGTCGACCGCGTAGCCGGCGCGGGTAGGCGCGAGATCCATCAGCTCTCACCTTCCGTGAGATCGGGTGTAGGGGGTGTCGTCGTGCGGCTCGGGCGGCGTCACGCCTACTCCCGAGCGGGTGTCGACCGGCGGCCTCGCGCTCACGACCCGGTCTCACGCTGTGTGGTCTAGCTTGCACCATCTGTAACAGGGTGTCCGAGGTGAGCACGCATCCGTGCCAGCGCGGACGCCGTCGCGGTGCTCACGTCGTCGTGCGTGCGAGCTGCGCCGGCACCCGATCCGGGGGCGGCGGACCGGCCCCGGGGGGTGCTCGTCGTGCGGAACACCGGCGCTTCCTCGAGCGCCGCCTCGACGGCGGCGGTGAGGTCGGCCTCGGGCACGGTGCCGTCGGCGCCGATCTTCGCGGTCAGCGCCTCGAGGTCGACGTGCTTGCTGAACGCGCGCCAGTGCTCGGCCGGCACGCCGGCCGCGGTCGCGGCGTCGCGTGCGTCGCGCAGGATCAGCGCGGCGCGCAGGTTGCCGACCTGCTCGGTGCTCTGCCCGAGCTGCTGCTCGAGCTCGGTCCGGACCTGCCGAGCTTGCTCGCCTTCGTCAGCGCGACGGCGCTGCTCGTCGGCGTCGCGCAGCTGCTGCAGCTCCCGCTCGACGTTCTGCCGGCGGTCACGCTCTCGCGCGAGGTCGGTCCGCAGCTGCTCGTCACCGCCGCGGGCCGGCCGCTCGGTGCCGCCGTCGCCGCCGCCACCCGACCCGCCCGTGCCGGCACCGCCGCCACCGGTGCCACCCGTGCCAGCACCGCCGCCGCCCTGCCCGCCGTCACCGCCACCAGCACCGCCCGTGCCGCCGCCGGCGTCGGCCGGGTCGGCGGTCATCTTCGCGTCACCGAACACCGACCGGTGACGCGCGAGCAGCGCCTCGACACCGCCCGGCGCCGTGAGGTCGATCCCGTACGGCTTCGCGCCCGTGCGCAGTGCCATCGCGGCCCGCTGCGCCCTGTTCTGCTGCATGGTGTTCCCCTTCGGTCGGTGGCTCGCCCTCACGGCGAAACCACTTGCGGCGCAGCGCGAAGCACCCTCTCGGTGATCCCCGCCACGACCGGTTCCTGCGTGCAGCGATCGGCAGGGTGCACGGCCCGAAAACTGTCGCCGGCGTCGTGCACCCCCTTCGCTGCCGCCGCTGCGCATCGCGCGCAGCAGCTGCTCGAGGTAGCTCGGCGCCACCCCGAGACCGTCGGGCTGCGGTCCATGCCGAGCCCGATCGTCGAGGTCGCCGCCGACTGCACGGCGCTGCGAGCGACCCGCTGCGCCACCGCGGCCGCCGACGTCACCGCAGCCCCCCGCCCCGAGCTCTGCCCGAGGCGGTAGAACAGCGCGCCCTGCACGACCGTGAGCGGGTCAGCGCGCGGCACGACCGGCTCGACGTCCTCGATCGCCGGGTCGACCCCCGACGTCTGCAGGTACGCGAGCAGGTACTGCAGCGCCATGACGCCGCCCTGTTCCTGCGAGCTGCCGACGAGCACCTGCGCGCGGCGCACCCACGACGCCAGAGCCGTCGCCAGCGCCGACGGGGGCAGGTCGAGGTCGATCGAGTCGAGCAGCCCGGCGATCGCGAGACCGGTCGTGTCCCGCAGCTGCAGCAGCTGCACGCGGAACCCGTTCGTCACCAGCGCGGCCGCCTGCGACGTCGGCACCGCTACGCCGCCCGCGTGGCAGCAGCAGCGGTGCCGGCGTCCTCGCCGAGCTCGTCGTCAACGACGTCGTCGGCGGCGTCGACGAGCCCGGCGGTGTTCCCCCCGGCGCCGGTCACTGCGTTGACCCCCTCGAGCAGCAGAGCGGCGCGGCTCTGCTCGTCAGCCTTGCGCGCCAGCGCCTGCCGGATCAGCTCGGGCGGGAAGCTGATCCGCTCGAGCGCGGTCTGCAGGTCGAGCCCGCTGCTGACGTACTTCTGGAAGGCGTCGGCGTTCTGCGCCTCGATCACCGTCCGGGTGTCGCGCCAGCGCGGCGCGAGGCGCACCGGGCGCCCGAGGTCGCTGCTCACGGCGAGCGACACGATCTTGCGGTACGGCTGCGTCGCGTACGTCGTGACGTCGTCGACGCGCCGGTCGAGCCCCGCCTCGGACGTCTTCAACGTCTCCCCGCTGATCCCGCTCGAGGCGCCGCGGCCGTAGTAGTGCTGCGGGACACGGGTAATCGCCGTGATTGAGGCGAGGATCGACTCGATCGCGCCAATGAACCCGGCGAGCTGACCCGCCTCGAGCTGCCCGAACTTGGCGCTCGGGTCTTCCGAGGCGAGCGCGTTCTGCGCGCCGGCACGTCGCGGCGGGAGGTCCGGGTTCCGCGGATCCCACCCGAACGGGCGGACCTCGCCGGTCTTCGGGTCACGGGGCAGCGGGACGCCGGCGAGCCAGCGGACGGGGATCGCGCCGTACCTCGCAGCGATCACTAGGTACGCCATGAGCAGCGCGTAACTGTCTGCGAGACTGGCGATCGGCTCGATGTACGACCTCGGCTCGGCGAGCAGCCGCGTGCGGTAAGCGATCTCACCGACGGGGATCTCGTCCCACGGCAGCCGCTCGGGCTCGGACAGCTGCCAGCCCGACAGCAGCCCCCGACGTGCGCTCTCGGGGGTCCACAGCGTGCCCCCGCCGCCGGCGGCGTCGAGGTCGTAGCGCTGCACCAGCGGCGCCGGCCCGGTCAGCGGCGCGTCGGGGGTGACCCACAGCTTGCCCATGCCCCGGCCGGTCCACGGGTCGGCGTACGTCTTCACTGCGGCGATGACGTCGTACGGCGGTTCGTGGCTGTAGAGCACTGCGACCTGCGTCGCGTCCTCGACGCTGACGACTGCCTTCCCGCCGCGGCCGGGGGTCGCGAGCAGGAACGACCGCGCCTTGATCAGCGACTCGGTGTGCCCGACGCGGTGCTGCACGTCGAGGTCGCATTCGTCGAACAGCCGCCGCGCCGCGGTCTCGGCCTCGGTCTCGGCGCTGCCGTCGCCGGCGTCGACGCGGTCGAGCTCGCGGAACGCCTCGACCTGCAGCCGCTCCGAGAGCGCGTCGACGCCGATCGCCGCGACGTTCGTGTCGGGCGGGCGCAGCGCGAGCGTGCGCGCGTCGCCGGGCAGCACCCCGAACGTCTCGGCGTACTCCCGTTCGACGATCTCGATCCGGTGCGTGCCGTCGTAGTAGCTGTCGAACGTCTTCGCGTAGGCGCGCTGCGTGCGCAGCTTCGCCAGCAGCGGCGGCAGCACCTGCTCGGGGGTCGGCACAGCAGCACCGTAACCACGTGTCGTGAGCCGGGCGCACAGCGTGACCGGGTCAGGTCGGGGCCCGGACACCTCGCGCGGTCACCCTCACGGCACGCGAGGCGCCCGGGCACCAGCACGCTACGTCGGCGGCCGCAGCCGCTGCTCGTCGAGCTCGAGCACGACCCCCGGCGCGAGGTCGAAGCGCCGCCGCCCGGTCAGCACCTGCCCCGCCAGCTGCGCCGAGAGGGTCGCCGAGAGCCCGAGGCGGCGCCCGACGGCGTAGACCCGGGCCCTGCGGACGTCGTCGCGGCCGTAGCGGCGAGACGTCCCGCCACCCTCGGCCGGCACCGACGCCGACAGCCACCCCTGCCGCACGGCGTGGTCGAGCTCCCGGTAGGTCAGCCCCGTGACCCGGCACACCTGCGCCGAGCTCGAGAGCCCGTCAGCGCCCGGCCGACGCGGCGTCACGACTGCGCGAAGGCAGCCGGCGCGCGGGACACCTCGGGCGCTTCGTCGGCCCCGCCCGTGGCGAGCAGCCGGCCGCGTGCGTCGTTCGCGATGCACCACCCGACGGCCGCGTCGATCCGGCGGATCCCGCCCTCGAGGCTCGCAGGTGGCTTGCGCAGCCGCTTGTAGCCGCGGTCGTCGTCGACGCGGGCGGCCACGACGTGAGCCGCGAACACCGGCGACCCGTCGTGCGTGAACGACCCCGCCTTGAGCATGGTCAGCGACCGGTCGATCGCCGCGCCCATCGCCGCCGGCGCCTTCGTCACGAACGCGCGCACGCGGTCGCCGTAGTCGCGGCGCCACTCGGCGAGCTTGTCCTCGAAGTACGGCGGATCACCCTCGAAGCGCAGCACCCGGTAGCGGCTGAACGTCTGCCGCACGACGAAGTCGACCGCCTCGCGGGGCACCCGCCACTCGGCGAGCTCGAGCGCGCTCGCCTCGGCCGGCGGCTGCCAGCACCCGAGCAGCTGCGCGTGCCCGTCCTCGATCCGCACGGCGACGAGCACGGTCGCGTCGGACGTTTCCGAGCCGTCGAACCCGACGGCGATCCGATCGCCGGGCGCCAGCGGCCGCGCCTTCGTGCCGTCGGCCCGGTTCGCGAGGCGGGCCCATTGTGACGCCGACGTGAAAGCATTCTCGGCTGCGACAGAACGGTTTAACCAATACCTCTCGAAGTTACTTCTTTTCGTTTTCGGCTTGTGGAATGTCCGCACGAGATCGTCTTCGTCGAACCAATACGCATCGCCGGCCGCCGCGCGAATAGCCGCGCGCAGCCCGGCGTCGGTGTCTATGTCGAACTCGGGGCCCGCCTCGAGGTGGTCGTAGATCGTGGCGGGGTCGTAGCTCGGGTCGGCGTTGACCTTGAGCCCGTCCTCGAAGTGCAGCTCGCCGACGCTGCCCTGCCCGGGTTGGTGAGCCGTCGTGACGAGCAGCGTCCACGGGTCGGCGAGAGCCCGCTTCCGCAGGTTGTTGTCGAGGGTCGAGTCGCATTCGTGCAGCTTGGATCCGAGCCACCGGTGCGGTTCCTCTTGAATCTGCATCGTCGGTTTCTGACCGTCGAGCGCGTTCGGGTTCATCGCCGGGCGGGTGATCACCCCGGGCCGGCCGACGAGCCGGGTCTCTTCCTCGCCGGGGTCGAAGCGGCCGCGCAGGTCCGGGCTCGCCTTGATCATTTCCTTAAGCGCGCCGTAGACCGTCTTCTCGGCTTGCTTCTCGGTCGTGGCCGCGCACACGACCCACGGGTCGAACGGCGGGCGCGCGACGATCCGGTTCCCGTCGAGCAGACACCGCGTCGGCCCGAGGCATTCGGCCAGACCCACACCGCCGGCGAGCTCACTCTTCGCGGTGCCCTTCCTGCGGCTGTAGGTCGCCGTCTTCACGACCCGCCGGCCGGTGCCCGGGTTCAGCGCGTAGGCGCGGTCGAGGAAGCGGCGCATCTCGGGGGTGAGACGCATCGGCCGCCCGAGCAGGTCGCCGGGCCCGTGCCGCACGTGTTCCTCGATCCATCGTGCGACGTGCGGGCCCAGCGTCGCCGGGTAGGTGACGATCCCCGTCGGCGCGTCGGTGGTCGTCGCTGTCACGTCGGCGGCCGCCACTCGACCGGGTCGACCCCGACCTGCCACAGCTCGGCGCCCAGCACGGCGCAGAACGGCCGCGGGGGCACGTAGGCGCCGCTCTCGTCGACCGGGCTCTCGATCGCCACGACGCGGCCTGCGAACTGCTCGCAGCAGCCGCGGTGCTCGAAGCGGGTCACGACCGCCCCGATCACCCTCACCGCGAGCCCCCGGCCCGGCGCTGACCCCGCTCGAGCGTCGCGCGAGCGGCCGCGTAGTGGCGGTGATCCTTCGCCCCGGTCGTCTCGTAGATCCGGCCCACGACGCGCCCGTCGAGCGCCCGCAGGCTGCCCGGGGTGACGACGTCGACGCCGGCGAGCTCGGGGTGCCTCGACAGCCACGACCGGCCGTCGAGCACGGTCTGCGCGAGCAGCACGTCGAGGCTCACGAGACCACCGACAGCACGACCTCGCCGCTGCCGCGGTCGTCGTCTTCCTCGACCTCGCCGAGCTCGAGCGCCCGGGTGTCGACGTAGTTGCGCCGACGCGCCGACTGCGACAGCCCGAAGCGGTCCTCGAGCGCCACCAGCGCCGCAAACGCGCCGAGGCGACCGTCGGGGCGGGTGCTCTCGAGCTGCAGCTTCACGATCCGCGCGATCGCCGGCGCGTCAGCGTCCACCCACTGCGACGCCGTCTCAGACCCCCACAGCAGGTGCCAGCGCTCGAGCTCTGCCTTCGTCGGCTTGCGCGGCTCCGGCCACGGCGGCGCCTCACGGCCGGCCGTCGCGCGCGTCCACTGCGGCGCGTTCGCTCGTCGTGCGTTCCCGGTAGACAGCGGTCCGGGCATCGGGTGCGCCCCCTCTCAGCAGCTACGCGCCGCGTCGACGAGCACCCGACAGACGACCGGGTGCGAGGCACTGATCGTCACACCGCGTCGCGCGCTGAACGACACGCCGTCACCACCCGGACGCGACGACGGGGGCGGGCACCCCGTGCACCCGCCCCCGTCACCGGTGAGCTTCGCCGCTTCCGACAGCTGCGAACCGCGCGGCCCATCCCCGGACACCGCGCCGCGCGCGTCATCCTGCCTCGCTGTCGCAGGCGAGGCTGCAGCCCTAGCTCGCGACCCCCTCGACGTCGTCGAGCACCGCGGCCGCGTCGAGCATCAGCGCAAGGTGCAACGGCGTGTAGAGGCACCCGCACCCGCACAGCGACCCACCCGACACCGCCGACGGCAGGTGCCCGGCGAGCACTCCCGCCGCGACGACCGTCGACAGCCCCGGACCCCGATCACGACCCTGCGCGCGACGCCTGCGCCGCGTGAACACACCCACCCCGAGCCCCCCGCTGTGTAGTTCCGGTGCCGTTCTAGTACCCGGGCGCGGAACACGCCAGCCCCTGCGTGATCACGATTCGTCCTCGAGCAGCAGCCCGTGCCGGTGCAGCACCGACCGCAGACGCGACGCCGAATCCTTGTAGGCGCCGGCCTGCCCGTCGCGGCGCGCGACCTTGAGCACGTCGTTGTCGCGGTCGGCCCGGTTCGCGCCGTTGCGCGCCGAGCGGTTCGCGTTGCGCAGCTGCTGCGCGAGGCGGCGCAGGTCGTCCTCGAGCGACCGCGCGGGCTGGTCAGCCACGACGACGCCGTCGTCGGCTCGCTCGGTCGGCGAGCTCGTACGCCTCGAGCGCTTGCCCGAGCCCGATCACGAGCCGCCGGGTCGCCGGGTCGAGGCGGTGCGCGCCGTGCTGCAGCACCGCGAGCCCGCGCCGGACCTGCCGGGTGCTGCGCTTGACGTTGACGAGCAGCCGCCGCCTGCGCCAGACCGGCGAGCTCACGACGCACCGGCCCGGATCGCCTCGAGCGCGCCGGCGATCTGCCGGTGAGCCTCGGTCGGCGACGACGGCAGCACCTCAGCCGACAGCCGCGACAGCACCGCGTCAGCCTCGGCCGGCGTCCCCTCGAGCTGCAGCACGACCGCGAGGACAGCGATCGACAGCAGCGCACCGCTCGACGTCGTCACGACTGCTCCCCGAGCCGCTGCTGCAGCGTCACCGCGCACACCGCGCACAGCACCTTCGCGCGCAGGCTGAACAGCGCCCCCTGCGCCTGCGGCGGCACGTGCGTCGGCAGGTCGCAGGCACCGCACGGGATCTGCACCGACCCCGCCGAGCTGCCCATCTGCTCACGCACCCACGCCTGCAGCTGCCGGACCGTCTTCGGCGTCAGCCCGTGCCGCTCGGCCGCGTCGTCCCACGACACGGGCTCGGTGGCGAGCACGACGAGCGGGTCGGGCGGCGGCGGCGCGCCCCCGGCGCTGTGCCCGATCGACGACGGGCCCCGGCCCTGCCGCTTCGCGGCCGCGAGCTCGGCCCGCGCACGCCGGACGCTGTCGTTCGCGTCGATCTCGACCCGCTCGTCGTCGTCCGGGGCCCGCAGGTGCCAGTAGCCGAGCGACGTCCGGTCGTAGATCGACACCGCCCCGCACGTCCAGCACAGCGACCGGTCGTGCAGCTTCGGCAGCACCCCCTCGTCGACCGCCCGCGCCGCCTCGGTGAGCTTCCCGCACGCCGCGCACGTCAGCTGCCCCGACGCGAGGACGTCGTTCGGCACGAGCTCCCGCTCGTCGACCTCTTCGGTCTCGCCTGCGTGGTCGCTCACGACCTGCCCCCTTCGTCCTCGAGCCCGAGGTCGACCTCGCGGGCACCCTCGAGGTTCAGCTGCGCCGGCCGCTGCGGGTTCCACACGAACACCGGGCACCCGTCCGCAGCGCACATGGCCTGCGACGGCCACGACACCGACGCGAACGTCGGCTCGGGCGCCGACCCGCACGCCGGGCACACCGGGCAGACGACCCCCTCGGACGACAGCAGCGTCGCAGCGATCAGCGTCACCGGCGGCCGCTCGGCGCCGTCCTGCTCCCCGCTCACGGCAGCACCTCGACCGTCGCGCCACGCTCGAGCCCGTAGTCGCCGCCCCAGCGCACCGCGACGACGTCCCACCGCGAGGCGTCGAACAGCGACACGAACGCCGATCGCGCCGTGTCGGCGTCGTCGCTCGTGCCCCACCACTCTTTCGACCCGTCGGGGAGGAACGCGAACGTCACGTACCCGTTGACGGCCGCGTCGATCGGCCCGATCACCAGCTGCCGGAACGGCTCAGGCAGCGACGCGCGGAACGCCTCGAGGTCCGGCACCTCGACAGACGCCGATCGGTAGCCGGTCACGAGCACCGCGTCGTGCGCGATGTACCCCACTACGACGGCACCCCCGGAACCCGCACGCCGGCGGCCTGCAGCTCGGCCACGATCGCCGCCTCGGTCTCGCCGAAGCTGATCAGCACCTCGGACGGTGACGGCCCGTCCGGCAGCAGCTCGTCGAGGTCGACCCGGATCGGCTGACCCATCGTCAGCCGGTCGACGTTCGCCCGCGACAGCCCGAGCAGCACGATCGAGCGACCCGTCGGCGTCGTCCACGACGCGCGGATCACGAGCGACCCCCCGGGCTGATCTCGTCAACGGTCGTCGGCGACGCCAGGTGCACCAGCCGCTGCGCCTTCCCCGTCTCCCGCGCAACCTGCTGCAGCAGCTCGACGGTCCGCGGGGCCCGAGCGACGTGTTCCTGCTGGAACACGAGCGGCGTCGAACCCATCCCCGGCAGCATCACCGCCGTGATCGACTGCTCGAGCGGGCTGTGCACCGTCACCCACGCCCACACCTCGACGAACGGCACCCCGTTGCCGCCCGGGTCGTGCACCCCGAACGCGCTCACGACGGGTCACCCGGGCAGCGCGAGCCGATCAGCGCCGGCGTCGCGACCTGCTCGCAGACGTAGCAGCCGACCATGATCCCGAGCAGGTTCTCAGTGTCGAGCGTCGGCGTCGCCGCAGCCTGCCCCACGACCGCGCGCACGTCCGTCTCGGACAGCGCGAACTGTGCGATCGCCTGCCAGTAGTGCCGGCCCGCCCGCTGCGCAGCCGCGAGGTCGGCGTCGTGGCGCGCGAACGCCGACGCCTGCCGGGTCGGCGTCGCCTCGGCGTAGACCCCCGTCCCGCCGAACCCGCCCCCGGGCTCACCGGGCAGCGGCTGCCCGAACGCACCCGGGCTCACGACCGACCCGCCGGCACGATGTACGGGTGCCGGCGGCCGCACGACGACCGCGTGCACGACCCGTCCCCGTAGACCGTGTGACCCCCGAGGCTCACGAACACCCGCCCCTGCTCTTCCTGCTGCTGCGTCTGCGTCACGCTCTGACCGTAGTCGGTAACTGCCTGCGGGTCACAGACCCCGCTACGCCGCTAGGCTGAACCCGTCCCGAGGGGCCCCGAACCCGTAGCCCCCCGCGCGACCCAACCCCCACGGTCGCCGGGCCCTTCCGGTGTCGATCTTGATCCCCCACCCCCTGTGCTGACGTGCCCGTGCGCGGCTGTGTGCGCGTTGCTGCGGGGTCGCCGCCGCCTCGGCGGCCGGCGGGTCTACCGGTCAGGCTGACCGGTAGGTCGGCGCCCGTACTGCGTGAGCAGCCACGCCTCGGTGCCGTCGCGCAGGCGCTGCCGTGCGTCCCACAGCTGCGGGTCGACCCACGGCTCGGGGTCGGGCTCGGGCATGGCGGTGATCACCCACGCTCGGCCGTCGAGGCTGCGGGGTGCGAGGCGCAGAGCGGTGAACGTGGCGGTCGGGACGTCGTCGGGGGTGAGGCGCACGCGCCACGACGTGCGGTCGCTCACGGCTGCCCCCAGCGGATCAGCGCGAGGACACCGACGGCGAGCCCGACGACGACGCAGCAGAGCAGCAGCGTCACTGCGGACCATGCGACGTGCCGGCGGCCGTGCCGGGTCTGTGCGATCGCCACGATCGCGCAGGCGTTCGCGACGATCGCCACAGCACCGGCGACGAGCGACAGCCCGACGGCCGGGGTCACGACTGCCTCGGGGTGACGGTGTGGTGCCCGGGGTCGTGGTGCAGGATCCGCGGGTTCAGCTTCGGGTCGGTGCTCTTGCGCAACTGCGTGCAGTTCGCGCACGTCGGGTCGAGCTCGTCGGGTTCGTCGATCACGGCGTCGCCTCGGCTGTCACGGTGAGCGGGGGTGCGTAGGGGTGCAGCCACCCGGCGGCACGCATGGTCGAGCACGGCCAGTCCTCGCCGCAGCCCTCGACCATCAGCGCGCCGGGACCGGGCCCGAGGCGGCCGCCACAGACCCCCGGCCCGAGTCGCCTGCCGAGCGTGCCGTCGGGTCGGTAGTAGAGCGGTCCGGCGAGACCGAACACCGGGACGTGACCGGTCGGCGGGTGGGGCTGTTCGGGTGTCTCGGTCTCACGGGTGTGCGTCACGGGGTCGATCCTCTCTCCATGCTCGAGATCCTGTTCGTCGTCGCGGTCGTCGTGTTCCTGCTCGTGTGGCACGCGGCGAAGGTGCCGCCGACGGTCGAGCGTCGGGCCCGCAAGGCAGCTCGGCGCGGTGCGTGGGATCTGCTCGGGTGGATGTCGAGCCACAGCGGCTAGGTCTCCCAGCGGTTGCGCAGCAGCTCGAGCACGCGCGGGTCGAGCCGGTCGTCGACGTCGGGTCGGTAGCGGCTGCGGTCGTCTCGTCGCACGGTGACGACGTGCCGTGCGGGTCGGGGTGTGCGGCGGTGCGCGGGTGCTCGTCGAGGTCGGCGACGGCCGCGTGCGATCCACCCTGCGACGGCGCCTGCGCCGGCGACAGCGACGAGCGCGGGGATCTCGACCTGCACTGCTGCAGGGTGCCGCTTCTAGAACGTGACCCCCGGTCGAGGGTCAGCCGCGGGGTGTCGGTCCGGGTCGCAGCTGCAGGGGTGCGTCGGTGACGTCGACGACGGCGGGCCCGTAGTCGGTCGCGGTCTGCCCGACGGTGACGACGCACGAGACGCCGTGAGCGTCGACGTGCAGGTCGATCGCCTGCACTGCGTAGAGGGGCTGCTCGCGGCCGTTGATCAGCACGCGGGTGCCCTGCGGGGTGCCGTCCGACGTGAGCTCGCAGCGCAGGTCGGCCGGCTTCGGGGTCGGTCCTCGGGTCGGCATGGGTCCAGCGTCCACCCGGACCGTGACCTCACGCACGGCTGCGGCCGGTGTGCACGTCGTGGTGCCGCTTGCACAGCCCGCGCATCAGGTCGGGGTCGTCGGGGTCGGGCACGCCGTCGGCGAGCAGCTGCCGGCGGGTGCGCGGGTAGTGGTCGGCGATCGTCGAGGGTGCGTCGCAGCCGCCGGGCTCGAGCTCGTCGTCGACGGGCCAGGTGCACAGGGGGTCGCGGCGCAGGGTGATCGCGCGGGCCCGGTGCCACGCCTTGCCGCCGTAGCCGCGGCGGTAGCTGTTCTCCCGCTTGACGTCGGGGGGTCTCACGCGGGGGTGCACGGGGCATGGCAGCTCGTGATCGCAGTCGGGGGTCGCGGTGCAGGTGCCGGGCAGGCGCAGGCTCACGATGCCTCCCCGTCGAGCAGGTCGAACAGGGTCGCCTCGGGGGCCGGCTGCTGCGGTGCGGGATCGCTGTCGCGGCCGCGGGCGGTGCGGCGGGTGACGTAGGGGTGCGACGGGCCGGCGGGTGCGGGTGCCTTCGTGCTCGGTCCGCGGGCTGCTCTCGCGCGTTGCTTCGGGTCGGTCGTGCGCCACTGCGCGAGCCTGCAGTAATCGCTTGAGAGGTCGACGTGCACCCCGTGGCGCCCGAGGACGTCGGCGACGAGCGCGGTCGTGCCTGTGCCGCCGAAGGGGTCGAGGACGACGGCGGGGCGGGTCGGTGCGTCGGGCGTCGGGCAGTCGCAGGCGTACTCGCCGAGCCCTTGCTTGACGAGTGACTGCAACTGGTAGGCGTAGAGCCTGCCCCCCAGCACCTCGGCCAGTTCCAGCGTGCTCGGGTGGACGTTCTGGACGCCGTCTGACTGGTTGCCGGACAGCGAGGACGTGACCCCGTAGCGGGTGGCTACGTCCTCGGCGCTCAGACCGGCGGCCTGCGCAAGCTCTAGGGCGCGCTTGGCGTGCTGGTTGCCGGGCTGCTGGTAGTGCCACGCGCCGTCACGTTCGGCGCGTCGCCCCTCCCCGCACGCGGTGCAGATGCCGGGGGGTGACCACCCGGTGATCAGACGTCGCGGCCACTCCATCGGGTACGCGGCGAAGTGGTCGACGCCGAGCTCGGCGGGCACGCGCAGCGGTTGCGTCGCGATCGTCCACACCGACCCGGGCAGCTTGCCGAGCGGGTTCGCTGCGAACGTGTCCCCGCCGAGCTTCGTGTTCACCGACGGGCGGGCGGCGTCGACGGCTCGCGGGTTGTAGCCGGCGGCGTAGCGGGCTGCGGTGTCGGGTGCGTACTGCTCGCGCACCTCGTCCACGTTGGCGTAGTAGTTCGGGCGCAGGGTGAAGTGAAACCACGTCTCGTGACTGCGCCGCACGCGGTCGCGCACAGACTCGGGCAGCCCGTTGGGCTTGGACCACACGATCTCGGCGCGCAGGATCAGCCCGAGCTCGTCGACGACGCGGTTCGCGTAGCGCCACGGGATCCCGAGCAGGCTCTTCGGCGGTACCTGACCGTAGTCCGGCCGTCGAAGGGTTACGTCGCCGATGTACGTCTTCGAGCGTGTGAGCCCGCCGTCGCGCGACGTCTGTCGTGCCCCTTCGCCGTTGCGCGACCGTTCGCTGCCGGGGGTCGCGTACTTGTCGCCGAGGTTGACGAAGATCGACCCGGTCGGCTTGACGACCCGTGCGAGCTCGCGGGTCGCGGCGATCAGCGCGTCGACGAACTCGGCCGGCGTCGCTTCGGCGCCGACCTGCCCGTCGTAGTGGGTTCCGCCGTCGGTGTAGCTGCGCAGCCCGAAGTACGGCGGTGAGGTGACGACGAGATCGACGGTGTCGTCGCCGAGGGGCAGCTCGAGCGCGTTCGCGCGCAGGATCGTGACGCTCACGAGCGGACCCCGAGGATGACGCCGGCGACGGCGCAGCAGCCGAGCAGCGCCCCGAGCACAGCCTCGGTCGTGTCGGCGCCGAGCCCGCGGGCGCGTAGGCGCTGCGATTGGTGCCGGCTCAGTAGGCAGGCGAGCACGACGGCCGCGAGCCACGGGGTGAGCGGGTTCACAGCAGCCCCCCGTGCACGTCGACGTCGACGATCGGGCGGCTCGGCAGGTGGTCGAGCAGGTCGTCGTCGATCGCGAGGTCGCGTGCGTCGTCCGGGTTCGGTCCGTCGTCGAGCTCGAGCTCTTCCTGCTCGTCACACCACCAGTCGCCGAGCTCGGTCACGACGCGGCCGGCAGTCGGTCGGTGACGTCGCGGTGCGTCAGCGACAGCCCGGACGCGGCGGCGCGGCGCATGGCGACGACGACGGGGTCGTGGTCGCCGGCGAAGCTCGCCTCGAGCTCTTCGTCGGTGACGGCCGGGCGCGGCGGGTAGAGGTCGCCGAGGCGTCGTCGGGCGGCGACGACGACCTGCTGCCGGCTGATCCGGCCGGCCTCGACGGCGTGTCCAGCCGATCGCAGGGTGAGCCCCTGCGCGTCGGCCCACTGCTGCCGGGCGTGCCAGCTCGCGGCGGCCCACTGCGCGGGGGTCGGGATCGTTCTCGCGTTCACGGGTGCTCCGGGGGGTCGGGGATCGGGTCAGGGATCCGGTCAGGGATCGGGGGCGGCACGTGCGTCACGCCGCCGTAGGCGCCGGACAGCGGCCACGGCACGCCGGCGTCGAGGTGGTCGTCGCGGGTGTCCATCGCCTCGACGCGGGCCGGGTGCATCGCCAGCAGCGGGCGGCCCGTGGCGGGCTGCAGGCACGGCTCGAACCGTGCGGCGCCGCACCACGGGCACGCGACGTCGCAGGTCGTGCGGGCACCGCGGGGGCCCCTGCGCACGTGCAGGATCGCGCGGGCTGCCTGCACGCCGCGGGCGGCTGCCTCGCGCTGCTCGTCGGTCAGCGGCCGGTCGCGGCCGTAGGGGCTCACCGGGGCACGTCGCGGTCGAGGGGGTGCGCGTGCGACCACGCGAGCGACGCGAGACCGAACCCGATCGCGAACCCGCAGGCGGTGCCGAGCAGCAGCAGCCGGGTCGTCGTGGTCACGGTTCGTCCGTGAGGCGTCGGGCGCCGTAGTGGTCGCGCAGCAGCGCGTCGGGTGCGTCGCGCTCGAGCTGCTCGGCGGCGAGCTCCCGGGCGGTCGGCAGGTCGAGCTCGTCGGGCTCGATCGAGCGGTCGGTCACGGGGTCTCCCGTCGGGGGCTGATCGGTTCGTAGCCGGCGCAGTCGCAGCGGCTCTTCGGCTCGTCGTGATCGCCCATCACGTCGCAGCGGCGCGCGTCGGGGCTGTGCTCGAGGCGCAGGTGCGGGCACCGCCGGCACGGCACCCACTTGCTCGGGTCGTCGGGGGGCAGGTCGTCGACGGTCCACTCGGGCGGCGGGGTGATCGAGACCTGCACGCGGCGTCGCACGGGTGCCCGGGGGTCGGGGGGTCGGCGGCGCTCGAGGGGGCTCACGATCGCCTCGGGTCGCACATGGCGACGTGCGTCGCGGCCGCCTCGAGGCGGGTACGCGGCCAGCGGGCCCCGCAGGCGGGGCACTCGATCTGCAGCGCGCTCACGACGCACGCTGCCGGCGTCGGCGCAGCTCGTCACGGACCCCGTCGGGCATCGGGACGGCCGTCCGAGCGCAGTCGGGGCAGTTACCGGCGCCACGGCCGGGGTGCTGCGGGCACTCGAGCCCCCCGACGACCGGGCCGACCTCGCGGCGAGCCTGCACTGCGGCGTCGTGGCGGCGACGTGCGTCGCCGCAGGCACCGCACGGCGGCGGGGAGGGATCCCCGACGTGGCGGGGGCAGCGGTCGCCCGGGACGGGCTGCCGGTGCGCTCTCGAGCGTGCGTCGTCGGGCGGGGTCGGCGGGGCGGGCGGCGCCTCGCGCGTCACCGAAGGTGACGGGCCCCCCTCACTCTCCCCGGGGTGTTCCGAAGGAACACGGGTCGGGTCGGGTCGGGTCGGGTCGGGTCGGGGGTCGCGAACACCACCCGTGACTACCTCCGAAGTTCGGTCGGTGTCACGCCGAACATCGCCGGACGTTCGCCGTGACCGACGCTGCCGCTGCCGCTCCCGAGCAGCCTCCCGATCAGCCTCGACCGCCTCCCGGGTCGGCTGACGATCTGTCCACTGCCAGAACGTAAACCCACCCTCGACACGGCCCCACAGACCGGCCCGCACGAGCGCTTCGGCCTGCGCCTTCGTGCCCAGCACGGGCACGATGTACGACGGCACGAACCCGTCGGTCAGCTGCTGCGAGCACCACGAACCCGCGCGCACCCACAGCCCGAGCGCAGCATTCCCAGCGGCGACGACCTTCGCGTGCATCGCGAGGTTGTCGTCGACCTTGAACCACGGCACGAGCTCTCCCCCGTCGTCTCTCGGATCAGCTCGCCGGCACCGGCTCGAGCGCGCCCGAGGCGTCCGCGGGCACCTCGAGACCGTGCTCGGCGAGGCACGTCTGCAGCCCGTCGTCGTCAACGAGCACCGTCTCGCGCTGCGTCTCGGGGTCGACCTCGACGACCTCGAGCTCGACGAGCCGGGCCAACAGCGCGCGCGCCTCAGCGATCGAGACGCGGAGCTTCCGCTTGATCGTGGAGGGGCGGGCATCCTGCTCGGCCACGACCGCACGGACGGCGGCCGCGAGCTGCGCCCGTTCGTCCTCGCGCATCCCGTCCCCGACGGTGACCGTCGTCGACTGCCCCGTCGTGAACACGATCACGCCGTGCCCATCGCGCAGCCACGACCTCGCCCGGTCGGTGTCGGGGTCGTCGCTCTCGGGCTCGGCGAGGCGGGTCAGCCACGCGCTGCGCCACGCCGACGCGCGAGCCTGCTCGTCGTCGTCGGGCCGGACCGGCATCAGCAGCCCGAGGAAGTCCTCGCCGCAGCGGACGACGATCGCACGGCCCTGCCCGGTCGGCTCGAGGATCAGAGGCAGCCCCCACGCGCCCCCTGCAGCCTTGAACAGCGACAGCAGCCGCGGGTTGGTCCAGACCGGCGCGAGCACCGCGTCGTCGCCTGCAGCGGGCTCGTGGTCGAGCGCGACGCGGATCAGGCGGCCGACGTTCGGGAAGTAGTCGTGCAGGGGCAGGCGGGGCAGCGTGAGGCTCTTCCCCTCGAACAGCCCCCCGGTGTCGGTGAGGGTCAGGTGCTCGAGGTCGAGCTCGAGACGGACGGTGTCGCCGACCTCGCCCTTCGTGCCGGCCTGCCCGGTGAACACGGCGAGCACCTGCGCGACGTCGCTCGGGGTGAGGTCGGCGACGGCGTGGTCGTCGTCGATCTGCGCGTCGTCCCACACGCTGACGATCGAGAGCCCGGCGCTGTAGCGGTTCGTCGCGGTGACGGTGACGTGCAGACGGTCGAACGTCAGGCGGACGCGGCGCAGCACGGCGTCGTCGGTGAACCTCGAGGCGTGTCCCGCGACGGCCTGCAGCGCGCGGCGCAGGTCGGCGGTTTCGACGGTGGCGGTCGTGGTCATCCTGCAGCTCCCGGGTAGATCGCGGCGACGACTCGGTCGGCGAGGTTCGCCGCGTGCTCGGGGGTCGCGTGGTCGGTGGCGAACATGGCGAACACGGCCTCGCGGACGCGCTCGATCTCGTCGACGGACGGCGGCCCGGGGGTCGGGTCGTCGTAGACGCGCAGCCCCGTCTCGAGGTAGCGCACCAGCTCGACGTAGACGTCGGCTGCGCTGTCGGGCCCGACGATCTGCACGACCTGCGCGAGCAGGTAGGTGCGGGCGTTCTGCTCCGGGGTGAGCGGGTCGCTGAACACCGGGCCGGGCAGCCCGGCGGTCAGGATCGCGCGGCCGGGCCCGCCGAACGGGTACGGCGGCATCCCGACGCCGAGGTCGCCGGCGGCCGTCGTGGGTTTCTCGGCCGGCGGCGGCCACTCCCCCAGCTGATCGAGCGCCCGCTCGGCGAGGCGGCGCAGGGTGTTGATCCCGAGGTACGACCGGCGCTGCGGCACCCGCAGCGACCACTCACCGCCGCCGTGATAGTCCAGCGCGGCGGTGCCCCCGAAGGCGTCGACGTTCTCCCACGGGCTGTGCACGACGGGGCTGTGAGCCTCACGCACCGGCACGTGTTCGCTGTAGACCATCGGGTCGGGCATCTCATCGGGAGCGTCCGCAGCGGTCACGACTCACCGCCGAAGTTCGCCTCGGTCGTCGGGTCATAGTTCCCCGCGTCGGCGGGTAGTTCCTGCTCTTCGACGTCGCGGACGTCGGGACGATCCTCGACGGCGCGGGCGGGTTCGGCGGGCAGTTCCCCGGTCGCCGGGTTCATCCCGGGCGGGGGCCCGTCGAGGTTCGCGCCGGTCGCGTCGATCGGCATCGGCGGGGCGGGCAGCTCTTCGTAGTCGCGGGTCGGTGGCACAGCCCCGATCGAGGTTCGCGCGACAGCAGTTTCGGCGCGGATCTGCTCGACACGGAACTCTGCCGAACTCGGAACCCACGCGGTCAGTTGCTTGACAGCTGTCTTGCGCCACATGCGATCCGGCCACTGCACCCACGGCGACGACCCGCTCTTGCTGCTCTTGGACACCGCGCGGATCTTCTCGACCTCGTCGCGGTTCAGGATCGCCACGCGCGACGTGCCGCCGTCCTTAAGCTCGGCGTAGGCGTAGACCCCGATCATCTCGCCGCGGTCCTTGCTCGACCCGAACCACGCGACGGTGTGCCGGGGGCGGTCGTCGACGCCGAGCGTGAAGTCGAACCCGTCGCGCTCGTACACGACCTCGCAGACGATCTTGCGGACCATGCCAGCGCGGTAGATCAGTTCGATCTCGCCGGTGTAGTCGGTGATCCCGACGACCTCGCCGCCGATCGGCACTAGGTGATAGGTGTCGCCCGGGTTCAGCCCGAGGCGGGCAGCGTCCATCAGCGCGGCGAAGAAACTCGCCGGGTTCCGCAGTGCCGTCGCGGCGAGGTCGGGGCTGCGGCGCAGCAACCCGGCCGCGAGGCGCAGCCACTGCTGCGCGTCGAGGTGGCTCGGCAGCACGGTCGCGAAGTCGGCGGCGTACTTGTTCAGGGTGTCGACGGCTGCCTTCGTCGCGTCGGCGCCTCGGGCGGGGCTGTTGCCCTGCCCGCCCCGTCGGTTCAGTTCACGCTGCGGCATCGGTGCTCTCCGGGGTCTCGGTCTGCGGGAGGTCGGGCAGGATCAGCGACCGCGAGGTCGTGACCCGGGTGTGCGCGGCGACGAGCTGCTGCAGGTCGTCGCGCCAGTCGGGAGGGGCTGCCTTGACGACGTCGCCCCACGCGGTGCGCCGGGTCGTCGACGGGCGGTAGCGGAACAGCTCGACCCCGTCGGCGAGAGCGACCTCGCCGTCGCCGAGCAGCTGCACGAGCCCTGCCTTCGCGCGCTCGGCGTCGACCTTCGCCTGCGCGGCCGCGGCCAGCGCCCGCCGACGTTCGGCGACGAGCTGCTGCGCCTGCGGTCGCAGGTCGCCGGGCACCTCGACGTCGCCGGTCCGCTCGGCGTGGATCCGGTCGAGCAGGTCGAGCAGCAGGTCGTCGGGCTCGACGATCGGGGGCTCGCCGGCGAGGACGTGCTGCCACGCCTTCGCGGCCGCCTCGAGGCACTGCGCCTCGACGCCGGGGTCGGGGTCGTAGCGGTGCGTCAGCAGTCGCTGCCCCCCGATCAGCACGGCGACGTGCACGTGCGGCAGCCCCGACACGATCCGCTGCCACGCGCACTGCACGTAGACGTCGTCGGGGATCTGCTCGCGCCAGCGGCCACCGACGAACGCCGAGCGCGTCTTCACCTCGAGCGCGCAGAGCTCGTCGGGCCCGGTGAGCGGGCAGCCGGCGACGAGCCGGTCGAGGCTCGCGCGCTGCCACGGGTGGTCGACGTGCTCGAGCACCCCGAGCGCGAACACGGTCAGCCGCTCCCGGGTCGCCCACTCCGACGCGACGACGTCCTCGAGCAGCGTCCCCCAGCGGCCGGCCTCGCCGACCCCGTCGTCGGGGAGCTCGCCGCGCTTGTCAGCCCACACGTGCAGGGGCCCGCCGTAGTCGGTGACGCCGAGCAGCTTCGGCAGGTCGGTCGCGGTGATCCCGCCGCGGCGCTGCTCGTACCACAGCGGCGACTGCGGGGAGGCGTACGGCAGCGCCCGACCGGTCGGGGTGACGACCCCGTTGCGGGGGTCGAGAGCGCCGTTGAGCACGCGCTGTGACGTCTCGTGCACAGGCTCGTGCACAGGCTGTGCACGAGCGGTCACAGACGCCGGCACGGGCTCTGGTTCCGGGTCGGGCTCGGTGTGGCTCGGGTGCGTGCAGGCGACAATCGAGCCGTTCGGCATGGTCGACGAGCCCGTGCAGCGGCCGGGCGTCGGCCCGCTGTGCCAGCCCGAGACGTAACCGAAGGCTGTCGCGGTTGGTTGGTTGGTTGGTCGCTTGCGCGGTCGGTTGGTTGGTCGGTTGGTCGGCTCGGTCACGACGCCTCCCGGGCGGCAGCTCGTCGGGCGGCGGTGCTCTCGCGTGCGACGGCCTTCGTGCACGGCTCGCAGTAGCTCGCCGCGGCGGACCGTGCGAACCCGCTGCAGCGCAGGCAGCGGCCGGGGGTGCGGTCGCTGCGTCGGGCCGGGCGCTCGAAGGTGCCGGCGATCTTCGCGACGTCGTCTCGGAAGCTCTGCAGCGCGACGCGGTCGGCGGGCCCGAGCCCCCCGCGCAGCCCGGCTCGGTGGCTCGCGCGGGTGCGCCCTTCCTCGAGCAGCGCAGCCTCGAGGCAGTCCGAGCGGACGGGGCAGCCGGCGCAGGTGCGCCGGCCCTCGAGGGTGAGGTCGTCGAAGGGTTGCGGGGGCTGCCCGTCGCAGGCGGCGAGCTCGCGCCACGGCTCGTCGTGCGGCACCGCCTCCCCGATCACGCGAGCACCGCCACGGCCGGCCACACGACGGCGTCGAGCGCGGCCTGCCGTTTCGGGGTCAGCGGGTCGTCGCTGTCGAGGCGGTCGATCGGCTCGAGCAGCTGTCGGGCACCCATCGCCGCGAGCGTGAGCGCGTCGGCGACGTTGTCGTCGGTGATCTGCCCGAGGTCGAAGCGGACCGACGCGGCCGCGAGCACGTCGGCCTTGCCGGCGTTGCCGTTGCCGGTCGCGTACTTGGCTCGGGTGCGGGGGCTCACGACGGCGTAGCCGACCCCGTCGCGCCACAGTTCCTGCGTGATCGACCACCAGAGCCCGGCGCGCTCGTGCGGCTTGCCGCCGGTGCTGCCGTAGCTCGGGCCCTCGATCACGACGAGCACGGCGCCGCGGGTCCAGTTCGCGACGCGCTCGATCAGCCCCTCGACGCGGGCGTGTCCGGTTTCGCGCCCCGAGGTGAGGCTCGCGGCGTTGACGACGCGCCCGCCCTCGACTGCGGCGACGCCGAACGCCGAGAGCGACGGGTCGAGTCCGACGACGCGGTTCACAGCGGCCCGCCGGCGGTGACGAGCTCGGCGGTGTGTAGGCGCAGCGCGCCGCAGAGGTCGAGGACACCGACGAGCACTCTCGACGTCTCGACGGGGTCGACGCGCAGCATCGCCGCGGCGTCGTAGAGGCGGGGCACGCCGTCGACGCCGGCGAGGACGTGCTCGAGCAGCTTCGCGACGACCCCCTCGACCTCGACCCCCTGCGGGCGGGCCGGGTAGCGGACGCGGACGGCGCCGGCGGGCAGCGGCTCGTGCGGGTCGAGGTGCAGGCGGTCGCGGATCTCAGTCGAGCACCAGCCGAGCGCGACGCTCAGAATCGTGAACGTGCCGTGGCGGTCGACGAGCAGCCCGAGGCGTTTCACTGCGGGGTGCGTCGGGGGCAGCGGCCACTGCGCCAGCACCTCGAACGTCGTCGCGGTGATCTCGGCGAGCACCGCGGACGCGGCGGCGTAGTCGCGGCCGGCGTCGCTGTCGCGGTCGAAGGGGTCGGGGTTGTTCACGGACGCTCTACCCCGCGGGTCGGGCTGTAGTCGAGGTCGACGACGTCGCGGCCGTCGAGGTCGACGGGCGCGCTGCGCAGCGCCTCGAGGACGTCGCGGGCGTTGCCGCGGCGGTGCAGTTGCTCGCGGAGTAGTTCGTTCGTCGTGCGCTGCTCGGCGATCAGCGCGTCGAGGGTGTCGACGAGCCGGCGGGCGCAGAGCCCGACGAGCACGGCGCCGGCGACGACGCCGGCAGCGGTAGGTAGGTCGAGCACGGGGTGACCTCTCCGGGGGTGAGGGGGTGCCGCGCCGCCCCGGTTGCTCGTTCGGGGGGTCCGAGCGGGGCGGACGCGGCAGCTGTGGGGGGTGTGCGTCAGCCGGCGCGGGGGCGGTCGACGGGGTCGGCGTAGGCGTCGAGCGGGAACAGCTCGGCGACGGGGATCGCGAAGGCTTCCGCGACGGCGACGAGCACGTCGTGGTTGCGGCGCACCGATCCGCGCTCGAGTCGTGACACCTGCGTCTGCGTGATCCCGGCGGCTCGTGCGAGGTCGTGCTGTGACCAGCGCCGCAGCAGCCGCTCGAGGCGGACGCGGTCGGCCCACACGACGCGGGTGCGCCAGCCCTGCACGTCGTCGGCGTCGATCAGCAGCGGGCGGGGGGTGTAGCCGTCGGCTGCGGACGCGGCGGCCGCGGTGTCGTCGTCGATCACGGTCGGCATCGCCTCGGTCCCCTTCGTATCGGTCGCCACTGACAGTCGACCGGTAGTCACTTTGTGTGCGTCGATCGTGTCGCTCTAGACCGTTCGCGTCAACTACAGCGCGTGTCGTAGGCCGCACGGGTAGTCACATATTGACTAGCCGCAGGTCAGCGGTCCACGCTGCGCAGGTGACGCTGACAACCAACCAACCAACCAACCGAACGCCGGCCCGATCCGGCCTCGACCCGAACCGCCGGCGCCCCGTGCGCGTCGGCGTCGTCGGGAAGGGGGGCAGCGGGAAGTCGACCTCGACCGCAGCCCTCGGCGACGCGCTCTCGCGTGACCTCGGCCTGCGCGTGCAGCTGCTCGACACCGACGCGCAGGCGTCGCTGACGGCATGGCTTCTGCCCGACCTCGGCGACGCCTACACCGTCGACGACGTCCTCTCGAGCAGCCTCGGGCTGCAGCACGTCGTGCACCCCCTGCGCGACGGGCTCACAGTCGTGCCGGCCGCGAACGGGCTCGCGCTCGTCGAGCCGAACCTGCACCCCGACGACCTCGAGCACCGGGTGCTGTCGCCGGCCGACGCCGACGTCGTCGTGATCGACACCCCCGCGTCGCGTCCGCTCGGGCCCGGCGCGGTGCTGCTGCGCTCGGTGCTCGCGGCCGTCGACGTCGTCGTCGTGCCGTTCCGCACGACCGTGCTCGACCTCGACGCGCTCGAGGACACGCTCGCGCAGGTGCGGGCGCACGAGCAGCTGACGGGCCGGGTCGTGCCGACGCTGCTGCTGCCCACCATGACGACCCGCGACGGGGCTGCCGAGCTCGTCGTGCGGGCCCTGCGGGTCGGGGGGCTCGACGTGCTGCCGAGCGTGCCGCTGTCGTCGTGGGCACCGAAGGCGACCGCGGCGCGGGCGCTGATCGCCGACCGGGCCCCGCGCGGGACGGCGATCGTCGAGGCGTACGCCGACGCCGCCTCGGTCCTGCTCGCGACGCTGAACGCGACGGTGCCGGCGTGAGCCGCCGGGATCCGGCCGCGGTGCAGACCGCTGTCGTCGAGCCCCGTCGTGACACCGATCAGCAGCGCGCCCGCGACACCGCGGCCAGCGTCGACAGCGACGCGGTGACCCGCCTCGCCGGCAGCGCGCCGGCGCCGCGCTCGGGGCAGGGGCGGCCGCCGGTGCACGTCGCGATCGACCCCGAGCTGTACGCGGCGTTCACCGCGAAGCTCGGGCAGGTCGGGCTGTCGAAGCGCGTCGTCGTCGAGCAGCTGATCGCCGGGTGGGTCGCGTGACGTCGCGTCACCCCGCGTGACGAACAGCAGCCCAGAGTGACCGGTCGTCGCTCTTCGTAGGCGTCTGTCACCGTCCGTGCTCGCAGGGTGAGCACCTTCGCGATCCGTGGCGGTCGGCTGCGGACACGGCGGGTGAGTCGCACCAGCTGTGCCGCAGTCGATCGTCGCGGCCCCGGGGGGTGTGGGGGGCGGGAGCCCCCCGCTGCTCGCCAGCCCGACCCGCTCGACCCCGCGGTCAGGTGCACGTGCGCGGCCACCCGGCCGCGCGGGCAGCACGAGCAGCCGTTCGGCCCCGGGCAGCCTGTAGCTGCCCGTCGGCGCT